CCGTGCTTGTACTTGACCGGCCACTTGTAGGGGATCGGCGGTGTGCCAACGAAGGGCGCCGGGATGGCGATCGGGATGGGATCGTCAATCACGATGCGCGAGTAGTCAATGCCGCGGATACCGCGGTGCTCTTCGATCATGGCTTCCGCGCCAGCACGCAACTTGGCTTCGATGCTCTCAGGGTCGGGCAGTGGGGGCTGCCCACGAGCCGCGCGAAGCCGTTGCGTCAGCTCGAAGTCGCTTAGCTCTTCGGTGCTCTCATCGGGGGGCATGGGGCTCAGGATACGGCACACTGTTTGGAATGAGCAAATGGGGGGAGTTGAACGAAGCGTGCAAGGCACCCAAGCCACTGCCGCGGCCAAAGGATAATCACAGCTTGCGAGCCCACGAAAGGGGGTCGCGCTCGTGCTCGGGACCGAACGTCACCATTTCCGTGTGAATGCCGCGATCCTTGGCAAGCTCCAACAGCTCTTCTAGCTCGCGCGAGGTAAGCGGGTGGCCCTCATCGAGCACACGCATGTGCGCGTCCCGCCCCATGAAGCCCAGCAAATCGCGCGGCGTGCGGACCCACCGCCAATCCTTTTTGTCGAGCCCTTGGGACCGCGCGAAGTCTTCGGCCCGTTCCCGCCGGCCCACGATCAGCATCGGCCATCCCGCGGGCTTGGGGCTCGGCTTCCGGGTGCGCGGCGGCGTCGCCGCGTCCACGATCTCTTCGAGACTGATCACCGCTTGCAAGGTCACTTCCTCGTTGTCGCTATCGTAGCGCGTGGCGATCACCCCATCGCTCTCGATAATCGGGAACACGTCGGGCATGTGCATCGGGGTGTTCCCTCGGATGGACGCCAAAACACGGTTGCGCCCCTCATCGGTCACCACGCGCGCCCGCATTTCGTAGCGAATCGAATCGTACACGCCGTCTTTGGTCGCGGTGATCTCCAAGGGCTGCAACCCGTACGGGCGCAAATCAGGCATTGCGAACGCGGGCATCGGAGCCGGAACCGGCGTTGGAGCGGGCTCGGGTACAGGCTCCCCACGAAGCACCCGCAAGCGGTCTCGCAGCGCGTCATCGCTCAGCCCGGTGGTGTCTTCCTCTACCATGGGTCTTTGCGCTCCACACGACGGCGACGGGGCGCCATGCCCGCAGCCACGCGCGCGTTATCTTCGATGATACGCCGCTTGAACTCCGCATCGGTCTCGCCCATTTCGCGGGTGTACTCAAGCGGTGTGCCCGTCACGGGATCGAGAACGGGCTCCGGTTTGGGCTCGGGCTCTGCTTCCCCACGCAACGCGCGCAAGGCTTGGCGCAGCTCGTCATCGGAACGGTCGAGCGGATCGGTCGAGCGCGGTAACGGCGGCGGCGTGAACACCTTGCCCGCTTGCACGGCCAACTGCCGGCACTCATCGAGCACGTACGCCATGTCCCGGTACGTGCCTGCGTTCATGGTTTCGAGTGCGGAGCCCGCGAACTTCCCGCTTACGAACATGGGGATCAGGTCAAAGGCGTGCCCGCAGTCAAAGCCGACCGCCCACTCTTCATGGAATATGTCATCGCCTGTGTACGTGACCCCGCCGTGCACGGTCACGCCGCTTTCTTCGAGATCGCCGTACGAAAGCCCATGCCACGGATGCTCTTCGGGGATAATGATGTAGCCGCACCACGTGCCCATTTCCGTGTTCCGCCGAAGCCGAACCTTGAACCCGCCCGACTCGCCTTCGTATTCGTCGGCTTCACGCTCCCAAGGGTATGGCTCCGCGGTCATTATCCCACGATAGTATACGGTCGGTTAGGTAGTCAAGGGCACGTCCGCAAGCACCGCGTGACGCGCGTCTTCCTGGCCTTGCTGGTAGAGCCGTGCCGCTTCGGCGGGATCGAACACAGAGCTATCCTCGTTCAGCCCCAACTCCGGCCGGATGTGGAGCACATGCACGGCCCGCTTGTTCGTGGTCTTATCGAGCGAGCGCCCGGTGGCCCCGGCGAGCTGTAGCTCAAGGCTTCGGACCTTCGTGTAGAGCTGCGCGATCTTGATATCCTTGGCGACGATTTCATCGCTCATGAGATCAATCGAGCGGAGCCCAATGTCGAGCGCGTTGGGTTTCTTTTCGAACCGCAAGCTCGGGTTCTTGGCTTGCAAGGTGATCGCGACGACTTCGGTGGCCCCCGCTTCAATGGCCGACGCCAACGGCGTGACACTGCGCACACCCCCATCGATCCAAAGGCTCTCCCCCATCGCCACCGGACTGAACGCGAACGGAATCGATGCGCTCGCTGCAATGGCTTTGGTGAGCGGAACGTAGTTCTCATCGAAGATCGTGTAGCCCCGGCTGTAGAGATCCACGGCCCCGATGCGCAGCTTCTTTCCGCTCTCCCGCACCTTCTTTGGATCGATGCTCTTATCGATGAGCCGGTGAAGCCCCTTGGAGTTGTAGATGCTCGACTTCCACATGCCCGCGGCGCGGCGCCAGAACTTCCAGTTGCGCCAGATATCCCGCGTGTTCACGCGCAGCATGGTATCGACCAGCGCACGGTGCCCCATGAGCACTTCGCGATCATCGAACTGCGCCAGATACGCGGCGACGAGCGCCCCCACGCTCACACCCGCGAATAGATCGAACCGATATCCTTGGGATAACAGCGTCGTGATCGCACCCAAATGGTACGGCCCCTTACTGCCCCCGCCCCCTAAAACCAATGCCCGCATGTTCCCCCCTCATAGCGTGCTCTTCCGCGCGCAATCCAGATGCCAGCTCACTTGCAGTGGGCCAAGTGCCTCGTTGTGCACGGTCACTTTGAACTTCCAATGGGGGAGCACTTTGCGTGCCTTGGTTTCGGGGTGCAGCACCGTCTGCCCGTCGCCTAGCATCGGCATTTTCTTGACCCAGTACACAAGCGGCAACGTGGCGTCGTACAGGTTGTACATGCTCTTGCCGTCACCTACGAAGCTCATGACTCCCTTGCCCGTGTCAGGCTCGTCCCACGCCCAGTAACCGTTGGGCTCGCCGTCTGCATCGAAGGCCGGCACCGGCACTTCATCGGAGTAGTCATGACTCCCATTGCCGGCCGCAGCGACGATCATATTGAAGCCCATTCCCGTGGCCACGAGATTGCAGTTACCGGCCCCCGCGTTCGGCGTGACCGTAGTGGCGGGCGCGTACGCGTAGAAGCTAATGAAGTCCCCCGGCCCACCATTGATCCAGCGCATGGTGCCCTTGGCGATGTAGATCCAGTCGCAGAACCCGAAGTCGAACGCCTTGTCTTCGGGGGCGCTAGGCGCGCTCGGCCAATGGATGCAAAACAGCGCGTCTTGCCCGCGTCCGTTCTCATTATCCCCTGAGCCCGCAAAGAACGGATCGACGTTGCCACGAAAGCGGCTTGTGAGCGAAATCGGCCGGCCGTCGCTCGTGGTCGGCGCCCGCTTCATGCTGATACTCATGGCTCAATTACCTCCGTGCCGAAGTGCGCAAAGGCGCGCGCCGCACTCAGCGCACTCAAGTCGTCTCTCACGACGAACTCCAACACATCGTCATCGGTCACCACGATGCTCGCTTTGCCGGGCTTCACCATGAACCCGACAAGCAAGGTGCCATCGGCGAACTCGATATCGTCTTGGGGGTGGTAGCGCCCGAACAGCTCTACATTGTCTTTGCTGTTGAAGCTCCACAATATCTCACCATCCGAGACCCGCCGCTGCCGAAGGATGAGCCCCTTTGGAAGCGCGCCGATGTTCGCAAACGTCGTCGAAGTCCAGCCCGCACTAGGCCCGCTCACGATGAACACGATCATGGAAACGTGGTACTTCGTAAGCGCATCGGGCGCAGCGACCCGGAACCGATAGGGACCGCTGCCACCGGAAGGCACGAGCTTGATATCGTCCAAATAGTGCCGTTGCCCGCTGGTTACCCGGTACTCGAATCGGAGCTTTTGCACTTGGCCAGTGAGCGCGAAGTCCGCAATCGGAATCGACACCGGCTGCCAGATCCCAAGGTCCATGTTTGTGGTGTAGTTTTCGACCCGACGCCACTGGCCCACAAGGTTGTTTGCCGCGTCTAGGAATCCGACTCGAAGCCGCGAAGTTACGGGCCACGCCTGCGGATTGATCTGAAACTGCAAGTCCCCGTAAAGCGCGTCCACGTCCAGCAATGAGCCGTTGTCAAACGTGGTTATGTCGTTCTGCGCGGTCACCCCGGTGTCCCAGCCATCGTCGCCAGCAAACGCTGCCGCCGCTTGTTCAGAGCCCACGCCAGACACAGCCCAATCCGCGCCTGCGTCACCGGCCCCGCCACTGCCATTCCAAAGATTGACGGGAGCGCCAGAAGCCGACCCGTTGATATTCATGGGCTCCGTGCCGTTGTCCTGCCGTGTGAACGCGGCTTGGCCTAGCGTGAGATTGCGATCGGCAATCACAAGAGAGCGGTCTTCGTTGAACTTATGAGCCATTAGGGCATGATCTCCGTGCCGTAAACCGTGGCCGTGAAGTGGGTGATACCTCGCGAGCCGGGAGTCAGGTTATCGTTGATGGTGACACGAACGTAATCGCTGCTCCCTCCCACCAATCGGATATTCCCCGTGAAGGGAACGCTCGCCGCCATCACGTCCGTAGAACCCGCCTGCGATACCGAGAAGTCGAGCAAGCGAAGGAAATCTTCGTTCACCATCAGCTCCGCTAGCTGCCCAGAGAACGCGCCGTTGTTTGACACGATGCTTGCGGTAACGCCGTTACTCAAAGCACCGCCCCCTTTACCGAAGGCGTTGCCAGTGAAGTCAAAAAAGCCCGCAGAGAACACGAGCCGCAAGCTATTGAGCACAACGTCGTCAACCGGAAGCGCATCGAACTGGAAAGTGACTGGCGTACCCGACCCGTTCACCACCATATCGTAAGAGCTGCCATTCAAAAGCCGCTCTGCGACGGCTCCTTCCCCCGCGCTTGCGCCGGTAGTCGTGGCGATGGATGACCCCGGAGCGATGGCCGCTTCGACCAGGATGCGCTTGGTCGCCGGGGTAACAAAGTCGTCCCTCATCCGTGCGTGGTACGTGTTGCCGTCTGATTCATGGACACCGCCGATCAGCAAGTGATCGTTGCCGGCGGGATAGGCCACGCCATCCTGTACCGATAGCGGATTCCCATTGTGATCGTAGAGGCGAGTGCCGCCGATAATGTTCGTTCCGGCGGGCAGCGGATCGGTGATCTTTTTGATCCCGTCCGTGTCTTTGATAGCGGCGAGCGTGGTCTCCGTGGCGACCTTGGTTTCAATCGCGCCCAGAATGACGCCCAGCGCCACTTGGTTCGCTGCGGTCGAGAAGTCTTTGGCGTTTAGGGATACCAACAGCACACGCGCGGCTTCAAGCGTGGCTTCGGATGCGCGCGTCGCGAGCGTGGCCTGCGTCGCAAAGTCTTTGCCTTCGAGCGACGCCAACAGCACGCGAGCTGCTTCGAGCGTGGCCTGCGTTGCCGGCGCGATCTCATTACCCGCTGAATCGTAGAGCGTGACGGGAACTTGATTCAGAACGACGACGCCAGCCATTAGCTCATGACCCGCGTGATATCGTCAACCTTGCTGCCCGTGTAGCTCACTGTCTCAGTCATCGTTTCGCCCACGATCAATGTCCCCGCCGCATTGTATTGCTTGGTGACGATCGTTGTCGCCTGGTTCCCCGTGTACGTGAATAGCTCTTCGCGGATCTTCGTTGTTTTGGCGACGCTGGTCCACACAATGATCGACGTGACCTTGGTGCCGGTGTAGATGACCTCATCGAAGCTGTTCTCGGCAATGCCGTGAACAAGCTGGTCGAGCGCGCGGTGCTGGCTAGGTGTGATCCCGCCCCCCACGCCGGCCGTGAGGCTCTTGACGACGCCGCCTAGAAGCGCCACGAGATCGCCGCTCACATAGCGGACCATCCCTTCTTCGTTGGGATTGCCTTCCGCGGTCTGATCGCAGAAGAAAAGATCATTGACCCGTTCATCGCGCGCGCCCGCCACGTGCTAGTTGCCCTTCTTCGGGGTCTTCTTTGGTGCGCGCTTCTTAGTCGTTCGCTTCTTAGTCGCTCGCTTCGTAGGCGCCGCAGCTTTGAGCGCAGCGTCGACGGTCTTCTCTGCGTCAGCTTCCGATTTCGCCGCACGCTCACGCGCGGCTTGCTCCCGCCGCTCGTCAAGCGAGCTAACGCCGGGGCGCTCGCCGGATCGTCGACCCTTGTTATCCCCAGTCCCATCGTCGGGCTCAGGCTCCGCCGTGAGCTGCGCGTGTCGCGCGGCTGCGGAGTCGTGATAACGCTGGACGATCGTGACCGCGGTCTTCATCGCCGCGGCCTTCCCATGCGCCACCATTTCTTCGGCTTGCGCGCGCTTGTACAGATTCTCGACCGCATCGTTGGCGCGCACGATCCATTTCTTGATCGCGTTGCGCAGCTCGACCCCTTCGAGCCCATCGAACTCACCCTCATCGCAGCTCTTGTCGATATGCGGAAGCAGCCCGGCTATTGCCTTGCCCGCGGACTGGCAACCGAACTGCATCCCCTTACGCTGTTGAACCTCGTTCTCGGCAAGCTGAAGCGCCGCATCGAGCTGTTCCCCGATCAGCCCCGAAACCTCAATCTTACCGAGAACGCGTTCATTCATGTGCTTACTGTCCGTTCACAATGACGGTGATTTGGTCGGGCTTGGTGCCGGTCCCCTTCAGATTGAAAAGGAACTGCAAGTCGCCGTCTGCCGGTGTACCCCCCGCTACCACGTCATCGGTGTGCCTCATTAGCTCACCATTCAGGAACACGTCAACGTCCGTGTTGAACGTGACGTTATTGAACGGCGCCAAGTCCACATCCGTGTTGGCGTGTGCAGTGCCGGGACCGTTCACATCGTTGCTCGCCGTGACATTGCTCGTGACGGTCGCCTGGACCTTGGTACGAATCTGCCCGGCGTACGCCTGCGTGATTGCGTTCAAGAGCGAGACCTCGCCGAACGCCGTTTCGAAGGCATCCCACTCCGCCGTGGTCTCGGAGAGCTTGATACCATCGGTCTGTGCCCACGTGGAGCCCGTCTGGTTTACATCATCTAGGTACAGCTCGTCCGCGGAGTTGACCCGAAGATTGCCCGCCGTGCTTTCGATGACGCCATCGGTGACGCCGACTTGGATGGGCCTTGTGCCATCGCTATTGACCGTCACGCCATTCGCGAAGTCATTGACGACCGCATCCACGTTGAAAGTGTCAACGTCCGATGAGATCGCAATCTGAGTAGTACCACCCGCACTGCCCTCAATGATGCAGAACAGCTCTGCTTCTAGGTCGTCGCGCCAGCAATGCTTGATCCCTGGACCCTCCAAGTCGACAAACACGTTCGTCGTGGAGTCGATCGGGGTAGAACCCTGATTGTCGTAGGCCGTTTGCAGGTCCACGGTGCCAGTGCCAGCACCGATATCCACGATGGCGCCGCGCAAGAAGTCGGCTTCGTTCAGGTCTTCGAAGCGAACTCGCTCGCGAGTCGTGTAGTCGACGCACTTGCCCGAAATGTCACCCACTGGGCACGCTATGAGATCGTCGCCAGTAGCGTTCTCGACCACGAATGAAATCTGAACGCGCGTCGTGGTGGCATCCGTAATGGTATGACCATCCGTTGCGCTTTCGGACTGCAACAGACCCCAGACTTCCCTACCGGCTGATAGGATCGGGTCGCGAGTGTCGCCGTCCACGATGAGCATGAGGTTCAAGGGGCTCAAGGCGTTGGAGCCCGCCACCTCATCGAGCGAGTGTGTACCGAAGGTTCCGGTGTGCGCCGCGACTACGGTGCCCAGCGTGGAAACCAAACCGACTGCGGCTATGGTCTGCGTCGGAAGCTCGCCAGTACCAAGGATCAAAAAGTTGGCATCCAGACCACCGGAGAGCGTTGCGCCGCCCCAGCTCGTGGTTGCTCCGCTTTCGGTCGTGGCGATCGAGTTACCAGCCGTGCCTCCGATAATCGCCGTCGCGACTACGGTCGTGGCCGTATCAGTGGCGGTCACATCGGCATTGGCGACTGTGCCCGTGCCGTAGTTTGTGCCCGCGACGCCATCGGCGTTGATGGCGCGACGTAGGTTCTCTAGCGAAAGCGCCACAGTACCGCCAATGAACACTTCATCGGCCGCGCCCGTCAGGACCGTCTTCCAAGTGTAAACTTGCGAGCCGATCGTGACCGTATCGTCATTCGCCGGCTGTCCCCCAGCGGTCAGGGTTCCGGTCGCCGCAGCGCCAGCGCAAACATCGACCAGATTGTGAACGTCGCGCAAGATGCGCTTTTTCTCGACCGCATGAAGGCCGCTGTTCAGATCGTTGACGCCTCGCTTGACGCCCGTCTCCAACGTGGCCGGGATGTTGGCATCGGTGTACCAATTGCCCGCTTGCACATCGATCAGGTTCGAAACCATCGAGCGCAAGTTGTTCAGGTCGTCCGCTACCGTGCCGGCGCCCGATTCCATTGTTGCTGCGGGCGATACCGCATCATTGAATCCGATGAGAGTATCGTTCGTACTCCCGATCTGAATGTCTTGTCGTATGAATGTCCGTGCCATCTAAAATCCCCCTAGATTCCCCTCAGACCCCTTGAAGGTCGTAGTCCACCAAAATACTGTCCCCCGGTATCGGAGCAAAGTGTACAAAACGAATGGTATCAAAACCCGTTCCCGTGCCGCCAGATTCAATGCGTACGTAGTCACATGTGGCACCGGGCTTTTGCCTCACACCGTTCAGATACACCGACTCCCGGTTCGGAAAGAACTTCTGGCTCACTTTGAAGTCTGTGTTGACCCCATCGATCGCCCCGCTTGGCGTATCGTTGTAGAAGCGAATCCCGATGCCCGGTCCGCTCACGACCATCCCGCACAGGATATCGAGCGAGTTGAACATCCTCGCGAATATCTGATTCGAGTCGACCGGATTGCGCGCTTCCACCGGAAACGGCGCCGCGACCTCACATTGCTGGCAACCTTCATGCGAACACCCGCACCCATCCCCGCCCACGCACGTCGTGATCCGAAGCCGCAGATACGCCTCATCGGCTGGGAGTCGAGTGCACGAGCTTTTGACCACCGTCGCGATCTCCCAAAGCTCCCACTTCGACACGACGGGACGGCATTTGATGTAGTGCGCGAGCTGCGAACGGATGACGTTACGAAAAGCGAGATCCGTCCACGCATCCTCCGTACGCCGATGCCACGGCAAGCCGTCTAGGTCGGAGTCGTCATCGATCTCAGGGAGCGGCCCATACCCTTCGGGGCGGAGTGCACCGCTCGAATCGAAGGGAAGTCGCCCCCGGCTACCTCGCCTCAGTACACCCACGGAACCTCACGGTGAAGTGCGTCTAATGAGCGTGCCGCCAGTCCCAATTTCACCGCGATCTCTCCTACGTCCGTGTCTGTCCCGCGCGGGAAGTGTAAACCACACTCGAAGCGCTCATTATCCTTTGAGCGCAGAACCGCCAGCACAAGGATAGGCATTCCTGGCCGTTGGTGAAATGTTCGTTCTTGCGGGGGTCCAGTCGGCCCCACGGCAACGTGCACATTCACCCCATTGTCCATGAAGCGCTCTTCGACTTCCCAGCCCTGGCCCCAATTGCGGCCGGCAACGTAGCCCTTGAGATACCCGATCACGAGCGCGCGTTGCTGCGGGGTCGTCCACGCATGGCTGCGGGGCTGATCCCAAGGGAGCCTCGCAATATCAGGCGGTTTGCTCACGGGGCATAGAGTAGCCCTATCTCACGGCCGGATCAGCTTCCCTAAGCCGTCCATCGCCGTCTCGAAGCGGCTCACCCGATGCCCCCAATAGCAGAGCGCGCTATCGAACGGAGCCCCGGCCTCAGAGCCTACGAAACGGATGCGCCCGCGCACGAAACAGATCCGGTTGGCGCTCCACATCTGATCGAACCATTGCGAGCCTGTGCGGGCCGCTACGAGCGCCACAATCTCCGCCCCTGCTTTGCCCTCGCTGGCGATCTTCTCGGCCCACACGCGGTTGTAGGCGCGTCCGTAGGGCGGATTCACGTAGACGAGCCCCTTGAACTCCCGCCAGCGCGTGGCGAGCCCATCGGGATCGCAGTCGACCGTACGGATATACTCAGCCCCGACCGGATTCTCTTTGCGAGTCGCCGGGTCGAGCACGATCGGGCCAATCTGGCGCACCCGGCTCAGAATGCTCTCAGGCGACTCGTGGTCGGCCCGCTTCGAACGGTGCTCGACCCTCATTCGACCCCTAGCGCATCCTTTTGCCAATCCGCCACGGGCCACATTTCCTCGCCCACCGGCACGAGCCGCTTCGCCAGCTCCCCACCGGATACGATCTCGATATCGAAGCCTTGCTCAGTCGGCCGGCTTACGAACGCCACGATACCGGGCTCCATGCCGGTCACGTCCACGAGCGTCTTGCCGTCCACGGCGACCATGAGCCGAACCTTGCGCGCTTCATCGAGCGCGGGGCCTTCGATGGTGTAGTGGCGCCGTTGAAAATCCCCTGCTTGCCATTTAGCCATTGTGGGCCGGTTGTATACGATCCGTCAGCAAAGTCACGCATGAATCCCCGCACACGTGGAAGTTGCCTACCCACCCGTCGAGTTTGAGCCGTTCCCACCCTTCGGGCAGCGGGGTCTGTTGCCCCGGCTCCACCTCGGGCACCCGCTCATAGCGAAAGCATCCGTCGCACACGAGTGCGCGTATCATCTGGTACACAGCTCCCCCACCCCCGTAAAGCTAATCCTGATCGTCCTCTTGAAGTAAGCCCCCGGTATGTACCATGAGTAGGTCAAGACCGAAGCGCGCCAATAGATCGTGAAGCTGCGCACGCGTCAAAATGATCGCGTCCGCTTTCGTGGTCCTAGCGTCGACCAGCATCGGTAACTGGCGCAACGTCTCAGCGGTCAACTCTTGCAAGAGACTGCCCGCACGCGCATTCAAGTCATCGGTATGGTCCAATGTCGAGATCAAAGTAAGCAAGCGTTTTCTCGCGCGCTCTATTTTACGAAGCGTGGCCTTGCGCACGCCCCAGCGTAACGTGACCAGCTAATCGAAAAAACTGCTATTTACAATCGGCTCCGACTGCGCGCCGGTTCGGCGTCGACGGAACACGGCACCTAGCCCCGTGTCGAGTTGCACGATCGTCACAAGCTCATAACCGTCACGCTCCACACGGTTCGCTTCCTCCAACAGCTTGCGAAAGCCGTCCCGCGTTGCGGGATGAATCGCGCCCGCAATGCGTGGCCCTTCATTCGTCATCAGGCGGCCTATGGTCTTCGGGAGTAACGTCAAGCGCGGTGGCGACTAGCTCCGGTTGTCGGCGTTCGATGAGTGCGGCGGCCATTGAACGCAAGTCAGCGGGCGTGAGATTCACTTGCTCGACCACCGGATCAACGGCGGCCTTCGATGCGCTCTCTCCCTGGCCCGTGAGCCGCAGCACTTCATCGCGTCGGTCACGCACCGCCTCATCGAGCGCGAGCGCGGAAGTCACGGCGACTTCGTAGTTGCGGATGGGCACGGCGAGCATGGGCTTGCCCGCGAACCGATGGGGGCGGTCTTTGTCGTCCTTCTCAGGATAACGGAGCACTTCGCCCGTCTCTTCATCGCGAATCGGGTCGCACCATTCGAACGCGAAGTCGCGCAGCTCGTTTAGCTGGTTCATCGAATCAGCAAGCATCTGCACCGTATCGTTGCGCGTCCGTTCCAAGAGCATCCGTTGGGCTTCGGTCCAGTACGCGGCGCGGTGCAGCTCCCACTGGTCCTCTTCTTTCCACTTCCGAAAAATGTGGATGTTCACGTGCTTATTGAACGCGCGATCCTCGCGGATGTAGTGGTAGCCCTCATCGCGGCTCTCCGGGTCCGTGACGTAATCGGCGTAGGCTTGCTGGCGAACCACGTGCGTCTTCGGAAGGTCGCGTTTGAGCCCTGCCTTGATCGCCGTCTTCTTGGCCGCGCGTTTCTTCTTGGCGGGCTTCCGTTTCTTCTTAGGGGCCGTTCGTTTCTTTTTCGGCGCCGTTCGTTTCTTCTTAGGGGCCGTTCGTTTCACCGGAGCCGGCGGGGGTACGGTGGCGACCTTCTTTCGCTTCAGCCGGCGGCGCTTCTTAGGGGCGGGCTCAGTCACGGAGCGCCTGCAATCTCGCCGTCAACTCTGCATCCGTGAGATCCGTCGTGTCCCCCAGCCCACACAGCTCTTGGCGGAGCACGGTATCGATAGCGTCGCCGATGATCCGCTTCTGTTGGCCCGGTGTGAACAGCACCGTGTGCAACCGGCTCGGCACCTTGACCCACGGCTTACCCCGGCGAGCGTCCCATTCGACGCTAACCAGCTCCGACTCGACCCCAAACAGATGGCCGACACGGAGCTGAATCGCCTTGGTAATCTGTTCCTTGTTCACGTGCTCTCAGTGCGGCGGCCGTACTCCCCGATCAGTAGCGCTTCGGCGCGGCCCTCGTTCTTTTTGAATTTCAGCTCATCGGCAAGGTAGGGAAAGAGCTGTAGCGCCTTCATGCGCGCAGATTCCTTCCCCTTGGGGGCATCGGCGAGCATGACCTTTTTCCAGCGGCGCGGGGTGACGTAGTGCACTTCGCACCCCAGCGCCGCGATGGCGCCTTCCCACTGCCCAAAGTTGCGACCAAACGAGAACATGCTCGTGACCCCCTGGCCCGGCATCGCAGAGACCTTCTCGATGTAGACGACAAATCGTGCGGCCTTGTGGACCTTGGCTTCCATAACATCGCGAATCAGCCCCGCCATGAGCACGGGGCTCGACTCTTTCTTGACGGTCGTGGTGACCTTGCCCGTCTTTTTGTTCTTGCGCTTCACGGTGCTGGTCTCGACAAGCGGACAGTCCACACCGCGCCACAATCCGTCTAGCGAGCGCATGGCGAGCGCCCCGCTCTTACCGGGGTCTATGCCCATGTAGACGACGTACGGAGTCACGCGCGGCCTTCGAACTCTTCGGGAATGTGCTCAGGCTCCGGTGGTCCCTCCGGCGCTGGGGGCTTGTCGGGCTCGGCTTCGCGCTTCACTTGCTCGTACCTATCGAGCTTCGCGGCTTGATCCTCACTCGCCGGTCGGAGCTTCATGAACTTGACGCCCTCCGAAACCAGCAAGGCGTCAATGCCATTCTCTTTGAGCCATTCCCCCAACCGCTTGACCGCTTCCATCGGCGTGCCCTTGCCCACTTCGACGATGGTCACGTCATCGAGCTTGCCCATGATGAACGCGCTGCCCCCGTCAACCGGGAGCCGCTTGATCTCGCTCGCGTCAAAGTATTCGACCACTTCGTACCAATGCTCATAGTCGCGCCGCACTTCATCGGGCGCTTCGAGCTTGCGGACCTTTTCACGGAGGTGATCGTTCTGCCGCCTCAATCGGTCCCGGTCTTTTCGTAGATCGTTCTTCACGCTGCCCCCGCTTCGGCTTCGGGCTCGGCTTCGACAACCGCCCCCAGATCCCACACTTGATCGAACTCGCTCTGCACGGACAAGTCATGGTCGATCACCACAACCGACCGCCGGTCGAGATCGCGCAGAATATCGCACACAAGCGGCTTCTCGTCTTGCCCTAGGTGCGTGGTCAACTCGTCCACGATCAGCGTGTTGACGCGGACCCCGCAACGATTGAACACCATTTCCCCTAGCGCGAACGGATTGAAGGCCAGCTCCACGCAACGGCGCTCGCCCCCGCTCAGTTGCTCATAACGGCGCTCGTGCACCTTCCCGCTCACGGGATCTACCGCGTAGAAGTGAATCTTCAGCTCATCCCCCTTCATGAGTAGCTTGGTGAAGATCCGGCCCCGCGTGAGCTGCGCCATGAACGTGTTGGCGTAGGTCTCTAGCTCGTGAAGCGCTGCGCGGAGCACGAGCACCGGGAGCCCCTTGGCCCCGAAGCCCTTCTCCCAGAACTGCAAATCGTTGTTCTTTTCGTCGTACGCGTCCATTTCGACGCGATCCGCAGCGAGCTTGCTCGTGAGCCCGGCAACCTTGGCATCGCACTCCGCTTGCTTGGCGCCAAAGGGGTTCACTTCGCGCTCCCGGCGCGTGTACTCCGCGCGAGCCTCGTGAAGCTGCTTCTCCGCGTTGACCCGGTTCGTTTTGATCACCGCCAGCGAGTTGAGTGCTTGAGCGCACTGCTCAAGAGCCGCACGGCTCTCTTTGATCTGCACTTCGATGTGCTCGGCTTGCTGGTCAACGCCCGTGTCCAGCTCGCCCATCTTCACCGCCAGGTCACTTATGCGCACATCGAACGTCTGAATGCTCGCCGAAAAGCTCCGCACCTTGTCGTCCAGGGCCTTGGCGTGTTGCTCTTGGTGCGACGCGTCGAAGGGGCGTTCACACGTGGGGCATATGCTCGACCCCTTTTCCATCGCCTCGTAGTGCCGTTGCAGCTCTGCGCGCGCGAGCGCTTCATCCCGCTCCACGATCGCCTGCTCTGCTTTGAGCGCACCGAACTGTTGCTGTAGGTCGGCAGCCTTGTTCTGCGGAGAAGACCGGACCAGTGACTTGGTGAGTGTATCGACGTGCGCCTCGTGGCCCGCCTTACTGTCAAGCCATTGCTGTTCCGTGGCCATGTGCCCATCGCACTCCGCCATGAGTTTTTTGGCGCGCTCGCCTTCCGCCTGTGCGGCTGCGAGCGAGGCTTGGCGTTGCGTTTCCCACTGCGCGATCTGGGTCTTGTAGTCCGTCTCTTGCAGCACTTGTACAGCGCGCTGATCAGAGACCATCTGCATGCGAAGCCGCTCGATACTGGCACCGACTTCTTTGATACGGGCGCGCGTGTAGGTTTGGGCGGCCGGGCATGCGTCCAGCCCGAAGGCGGCGCTCAGTAGGTCTTTACGGCGCTTGTCCGCATCGGTCACGAAGTTACCTACGGACCCTTGGCCTAGATAGACGCACGTGCGCCAAAGTGGATGACTGATCCCCAGCGCAGCCTGGATCAGCGACTCTTGATCGGCGATGCCATCGGGCGCTTTGATCCCCGTGATCTTGACCTTACTGCCCGAACCCCGCTTCTTAGTGCGCGTGACGATCACAGGCTGCTTCCGGCCGGCTAAACGAATCTCCGCACGCACGGTGCACGTTTTGGCCTCATCGTGAACCACTTCATCGGCCCGAAGACTCGCGCCGTGGCTCCCGGCCTTGCGTGGTGTGGTCGTGTCAAAGAATGCCCACGTCAAGGCGTCCATCATGGAAGTCTTGCCGGCCCCCATCGGACCCTTGATCAGCGTCACCCCATCGGGAAACTCGAAGGTGCGATCCCCACGGACCCCGCAGAAGTCCGTAACGGTCACCCGGTCAATCGCAACTTCTGGCGCTAACGGTTGTACCGCTCGCGCTTCGGGAATCTCCCCCAGAAGGCTCTGCCCCAACTGGCGCAACCTGAACTTGTCGAGATCGGTGCCGTCACAGTCCTGTACCCATTGGTACATCGCCTCTTCGAGCCCCATGGCGATCGACGGCACGGCCAACTCATCTTCATCCTCTGTGAGCACGAGCGTCCGCACATCTTGCGCGGGAATCGTGCCCATGACTTCGGACAAACGCTCTGTGCCCATGATATCGACGGGCGCGTGCACTTCGACGATATCGTGCGGCGCGATCTCATCGGCCGCTTTCCAGCTCTTGCCGTACACGAGCCGATGGTGCTTCGGCATGTCTTCGAAATCGATGAAGTGAGGCGCCACGCGGCCCTCTTCGATGAGCGCCACACCGTGCGGCATGTCTCGCTCCCCAAAGTTCATTTCGAACGGCGAGCCCAAGTACCACGTGTGCTTGCCCAGCTTTTGGCGCTTGTGGTAGTGGCCGCAGTAACACGCGCGCGACACCGCTTCGACTTCGGCAATGCTCACACGACCGGGCGAGATATGGGCGCCGTTCGTTGTCGCACCTTGCACTTCAGCGTGCGCAAAGACCGTCCAGGGGGCGCCATCCTTGAGCCCCGCGAAGAGCTTGCCTTGTTCGCCTGGCTCTTCGCGCCACGGAAGGAACGCGACCTTGCTATGGTGCCAAAGCAACGGCTCAGTCGCGACGGTGATATTCGGGAACGCGCCAAACATGCGCACGCCGTGAATCGTCCCGTCTTGGCTCACTTGATCGTGATTACCCGGAATGATCACGAACTCGATGCCCTTCCACTGCTCAAGCTCATCGAGTAGCGCGTCCATCTGACGCACGTTCAGCACACCGCGTTGGTGCCAGAAGTCGCCTGTACAGATCACCATCGCGTCATGCGTCTGCGCGAGCACGCGTATTCGCGCGAGCGTATCTAAGCAGCGGTCGAGCGTCTTCTGAGACACGTGCAGATCGCCGAAGACCACCGCCTTCCACGGTGTGAGCTTTACGTCATCGAGCGCGCGGGCTTTCTTCTTTTTAGTCGTCACTGCGTTCCACCATCGTCTTTACCGTGCCGTTTTTCTTGAGCACCACATCGAACACCTTGTCGCCGATCTGAACCCACCATCCGTTGTCGTACATCCGTTCCGCGTGCAGCCAATCCGCAATCACGAACTCATCGAGATCGCCCAAATCCGTCGCCGAAACGGGTGTGTTCCCCGTCCGCGCTACGAACCGCCACTTCTTACAAGACGGTCCCCCCTTCCGTAGATCGCTCATCCCCCCAGATACCTCGCCACTAGTTTTTGGTAAAGCTCCGGCCGCTCGTTCATGAGCGCACCGAAGCCCACGAAGCCGTGCTGAAATGTCACCGGCTCTTGGCCCGGCTCCACGAGGGAGTACCACGCGCCCCGTTGGGTCACCCACTTGTGTTTGGCATCCTCGCCGTTCTCTAACGCCCAATCGAAAAGCGTGAACGAGTTATCAAACCCGCTCCCATAGATCAGCCCTGCTTTGGTGTGCTCAGGCATCGGCCCTAGGCGCGTCTTTTTGACCTGGCACGAGACTTCATGGCCGATCAAGCGAAGCCCTGATTTGATTTGGCCCTTGCGCATGAGCCGCACCCGCAAGTGCGGGAAATAGCGCAGCCCGCTCCCGCCCGGCGTTTGAAGCGCGCCGAACGGCCCTAGCTCTTTGTAGAAGTGGTTCGTCACCACAAGGCACGCCCGAAGCTCGGGAAGCCGGAGCATGATGCGCCGAAGGTTTTGCTTGATACGCTTAGCGCCGACCGCCATGTGATTCGAGTCGCTTTCGCCCTCGCTCTCCGCCTTGGCCGGCGTACCCCCGATGGAATCCCACACGATGAACAGCGGCGCGAGCGGCCTGCCGGTACTGGCAAGCTCTTGCTGCCGATTCAGGATCTCATCGATACGCGTGAAGCACTCTTCGATGGTGTAGGCGCTCATGTGGATCACCTTCTCCGGGTCGACCCCCAAAAGCTCCATGTAGCCCAAGTCGCGCGCGCCTTCGGTGTCGATCACGGCGGCCGTGCCCCCCATGCGCTGCACTTGGGCCATGGACTGGTCGAGCAACGTGCTCTTGCCCACCCCTTCCCACGCCGCAATCTCGACAAGCGAGCCCAAAGGCCAGCCGCCCCCACTCAGCTTGTCGAGCGCGAGCACCCCCGTGGGGAGCCGTTCGCGCGCCTGCATGAATATCGAATCGCTTAGGAACCGGAACCCGGTATCCTCGTTGGCGGCCCCCTTGAGCCCCTTCAGGAACTCGGTAGGGCTCGCCTGCTTCGCGCCCGCCTTGGGCTTCCGCTTCTTTGTGGTCGCTTTCTTCGCGGGGGCCTTCCGTGTGGTTTTCTTTTTGGCTAGGGCCATTAGAAGGGCGTCTGGCCTGTGTTCTCACCCAGCACGCTCTGCTCGAATTGCTCCGGGGTAAGCCCACTCGCCGGGGGCTCGCCGCCTTGCGGGGGAGCCGGTGGCGTCGGCGCCATGCCCGGCGGCAATCCAGGGGCCGGAGCGGGCGCCGGGGGCACGTTGGGATGCGTTGGGGGCGCAGCCGCGGGAATGCCGCCAGGGGCCGTAGCGGGCGGATAGGCCGCCGGGGCAGCTTGTGGGACCGGCGGAGCGGCCGGCGGTGCCGGAGGGACCGCTGCGGGGGCCGGTGGCACCATCTGCGGCGGTGCAGCGGGCGGAGCGGCCGGAACACCCACGAGGGGTGCAGCGTACGCGGCTCCGGGCGACGGGACGGGCGCCGGGGCGGCCACCCCCACCGTAGTCCCAAGGATATTGCGCGCGATCAGCTCCATTTCGGGCTGAGAGTAGAAGTGGATCTGCGACTGAAGGTCAATCAGATTCGCGAGCACCGGCATGAGATTCGGGTCGAGCGGCGCGGGTGCCATGTCCATCGCGGAATACTCGACTTCCATCGTGCCCGCGCCCTTCTTAGTTTTGATCAGCTCCATGGCGTAGCCCGTCTGCGGGTGCGTCGCGTCGCCCTTCTTTTCGAAGAACATGGTGATCGCGCGGTGCAGCGTCGGCGGCATGCGTACAAGACCCGGCATTACATCCCACACGGGGCTTCCATCGGGGTGCAGCACAGGCTGTTGGGTCGCGTCATCCATGCGCTGACGGAAGTGCTGGTTCAGATTGTCGAGCGCGAGCGCTTGCCACATGTACTTGCCCTTCGGCTTGAACGCCGAAAGGTCGCCGGTCGTGTCTTTCTTCAGCACCTCGCAGATCGGGCAATGGCCGGGACCGCCCTCGCTATCGTAGCAAGTGGCATACGCGATCTGGCGCTTACCTGCATCGGGCACGAGACTCGCGTTCAAGCGGTGCTCCGCGTACTTCACGTGTGCAAAGCTGCGCTGCGGCGTCCATGGCGGCAGTAAGCGCACGGGAACCGACGCGCTCTCGCCGACGTTCGAAGGGGTCTGCGGCATATTGATGTAGATCCGCTTTCCCCCGCCACTGAACACGCTCTGACTGTCTTGACCCATCGCACCCACGTCGACGGCGCCGTAACTCGGCACCGCTTGGGCAGCGGGTACAACCGGCGCGGGAGCCGGTGCGGGCGTCGCATACGGCGTAGCAACCGGAGCGGGCGCGGGAGCCGGTGGAACCGCGGGCGCTACAGCGGCTTGCGCTTCAAGCACTTCCCCGGTCTGCGGGTTGTACATGTACGCCGGGTTCTGGGGGTGAATCAAATATCCTGGGGGTAATTGCATCTTCATTCCTATTTCAGCGACGCCACGTAGCGGGCCACTGCATCTGCCGAACCGCTACGCTCGATGGCGTCTTTGGTGGCGGTTTCGAGTTGTTCTAATTCGGTGAGTCTTTGCTGTTGATCGTCGTATCGAATCGAAGACTCGTGCCCGCTCATGAGCTTGCTTTGATGCTCTTGCGCGCGAGCCTTCATAAGAAACGCGTGCTTGGCATCCGAAAACAGATCCGCAAGCGCGCGCAAACTCTTCGGGGCCGAAGCCATTTCGTTGTAGTCCTCGTGCAGCCGGTAGAAGCTCTCGACTTCGGCGACGGTGACTTTCTTTTCGCTCTTGTCGCGGCACTCCGCGCTTCGCTGCGCCTTCCAACGGACGAACTTGATTTCGAGTTGTTCGGCGCCCCATTCACACGAGCGCTGCGCGCGCGCCATTTCCATGTAGAGCGGCGCGACGGACTGGTTATCGAACGGCAGTGCGTCGATATCCGTGGTCAACAGCTCCATGAGATTTTCGCGATGAATCGAAAACTCATTGCCAAGGGGATCGACGAGCCCGTCTAGGTGGACGGGCAATGCAAGATTCAATCGACGAACGATCTCACTCGCCGGAACGAAATTCTTCGGGGGTGCTGGCATGCTCTTCCTATACAACGTCTGCGCGGGGGATAATCACGCGGCCCATTGCAGCGTATCGTCGGGAAGGATTTGTACAGCGCGCTTGTCGGCCCACGTCGTGGTGCTCACATCCGCGCTCACTTCAATCGGCACACCGACGCGATCGCCGGGCTCGGAAAACATGGGCCAATCTTCCATCGTACGAGCGAGCTGCACGAGTAGCCCGGCCCAGCCCGGCTTGTTCGGCACATCGAAGACCAGCTCATCGTGAATCGTCTGAACCTGCTTGGCGCCCATCGCCCCCATCATGGCCACGCCCAGCGCATGTGAGTTGAGCACCGCGTCGCAACGGATCATCGATTCCTTCATGAGATCGGCCGCTGTACCACTTACGATACTGCTCATCATTTGACGCTCGCCGCGCTCCCGAAGCCACTGCTCGTCCGCGCTCAGTAGGTCAATGCGGCGGGGTCGACCAAACGGGCTAACAAAGAGGTTCCCGTTCTCGCGCATGCGGCGTGCGGCGGCGTCTTTGAACAGTCGGATGTTCTTGTACTTCTCGAAATAGGCTTCGAGCACCGACTTCGCGTACTCGCGCGTGCCTTCGGGGTCGTCGTAGTAACCGGGGATGCGGAGCGCGAGCCCGATCTCAGTCATGCCGTAGCTGTTGCCGAAGTTGACCTGCTTCGCGATCTTGCGATCGATGCCCAACTGGTCGGCGATGATTTGGTGTACATCGAGCCCGTTGCGGTAGCACTCCAAGAGTACCGGGTCTTGGCAGTACCACGTGAGCACGCGCAGCTCGATCTGACTGAAATCGATGTAGAACCGGATGTAGCCTTCGGGCACAACGAAGTAGCGCCGGATCTCCACGGTCGACCCATCGCGCAGCGTCACAAGGTGCGAATCGATGTTCTGCATGTTCGGGTCGGCGGAGCTGAGCCTTCCCGTGACGGGCACACCGCCGCGCTCTTTGCGTTCAAGCTGATTGTAGCTCGCGTGAATGCACCCCGTGGTCGGGCTCACGTAGCGTAAGAAGTTGGCGGTGTACGTCGTGAAGAGCTTTTGCGCGCGCGCTAGATGCTCCAACACATCGATCAGCCCTTCGTGCTGCGGATACTGCTTCGCCAAGAGCTTGCGCGCTTCGCGATCCACCGATGGCTGCCCGCCCTTCTTAGTTTCCTTGGGCACTTTGAGTTTGAGCGTGCCGTACAAGAGCTTGCGCAGCTCCGCGTCCGTGCCGGTGAACTCGGGATCGCAGAGCAAGGCGCGCGCCTCATCGAGCCAATACGCGTACTCGATCTTTGTGCGGTCGTGCGTGTCTCGAATGAGCGGCGCGTCGACGGGTAGCCCTTGCCACTCCATTTCGTGCAGAATCTTCGCGACCTTGTTCTCACGCGCGACCACCGAAGCCCACTTCGACGGGACCGATTCATACTTCACGAGCGCAAGATAGATCGTATAGAACACGTCTTTGCACGCGTACTTGCCGCACAGATGGATCGGCGTCCGTGAGAAGGCGAAGCGCTCCATGTACGAGGCTTCGCCCAGCATCCCCTCGGATTCTTTCTTCCGTTTCTTGTACGGGAGCCCTAACTTGCGCGCGTCCGCGCGCATCCACGCATCCATCGCGCCTTGCTCTTCACGCGCCTTTGGATCGCAATACTTTGCAGCGAGATTCTTGAGCGCGAACGTCGGCTCGTTCTCATTATCCGCCGTCGCCAAGATCGACACGTCTTCGAACGTGCGCGCAAAACCGATACCATCGGCGCGAAGCTGCGCCCAATCGAACTTCGCGTGAAAGAAGCCGCACCATCCGGGCGCGGCGAGCACCGCTTGCACCGCATCGCTTACCAAGTCGACGGGGAGCTGCGCTTGCTCTTCATTGTCTGCCCCGATGTGCCGGATAGGGATGTACCACGCGGTGATCTCAGTCGGGCCGGTGAAGCACGCGAACGCGTGGCCAATGATGCGCGCGCCTAGATGAACGAAGAGCCCGCTCGTTTCGGAGTCGTAAACGATGTGCGTGGTCTTCACGAGCTGATCGCGCATCGCGTGTAACTCGGCTTGCGTCTGTACAAGCCGGTACACGAGCTGAATCCGCCCGGTGCGCGTCGTTATGATCTCAGGCGTCGGCCATTGGTGCTCGATGCCTACGAAGCTCAGTTGATCAGTTGCGTTCAATGGATGGCAAGGGCAGTGAATCGCGCACGTAGATGATCGGGAGTCTCATCGGGGTGAAAGTAGACCACGCCCTGTGCTTCGAATCGGGGGTCTGACTGATAGCTCATGACGAACCACCGATACAAGTCGCAATGCCAAAACCAGACTTCAAAGCACGGCTTGCCGTCTTCGAAATAGAACACGGGGGTATGCCCGTGCCGCAGCTCTTCGCGGCAATGAGCGCTGTCCCAAAGATTGATGATCCAACCGTTCATCCGATGTAGCCGGCCAACACATCCCCGTCTTCAGACCATATCTCCGTGCACTGGTTCGTCACCAAATTGAAATACGCGTTACCGCTCGTCACCTTGCGGAGCCTGTACATGACTGCCGTGCTGAGCGAGCTGTAGATCACGCCGTCTAGCTCAAAGCCCGTGGGCACGAGTCTCACGATGATATTGTCCCCATCCTTCGTTTTGCGCACGAACTGCATGCCCAGCTCCAAGGGGAACGGCTGATTGACCTTGATCCGCCCGATCGCGGCCTTCATCTGCTTTTTGCTGAGCTGGCGCACAGGCGGCAAGGGCTTACCGCTCTTGAGCGTGGGCTCGCCCTTCTCGTTCACCAAGGCCCGTGAGGGGCGCTTAGCGGGCTTGCGCTTAGCGGGGGGAGCAACGGGCGTGGGGGCCACGGCAACGGGCTCAGGCTCCGGCTCAGGCTCCGGGGCAGGGGGTTCTGGCTCGGGCTCAGGCTCGGGCTCCGGTTCGGGGGTCGTCGCCACCGACCGCACTCCGGTCTCTACGACCGGCGTCCGTACGTCCAGCTCCGGCGGAACTTCACCACCCGCTTGGGTCACCCGCAGCCGATGCCCCATCCGTTCGATGGCGGCGCGAAAGCTCATGTCCTCGGAAAGCACCGCATGAATCTCTGAATCGTCTTGGAGCGCGCCGACGACCAACGCTTTGTCGAGTGCGCTCGGCAAGCATGTGAACTTATCCCGGCAATTCCAGCACACCGGGTCTTCGCGGTCATAGCCTTGGGGTTGACTGCCGTTGGCGTGACACTCAGGAAGCTCTTCGCGGGTCGGTTGGGGAATCAAAGCTGCATTCATCGGTTTTGCCTCATGATCTGTAAGAAGCCCGGTGAGAATGCGTCGCGCGCGGCCTTGGATTTCCCGAAGCCTAGAGTGTAGTCGCTCTTTTTGATCTGGCGCGATCCCCCGCGCCAAATGTGCCCCTTGAACCAACGTCTGAACCAGGAATTCCCAATCATTCCTAGAGAGCCGATCGTGCAGAACACGAAGAGCATGCCGTGACTCGATCCGACCCTTATCGAAAGCTCCCCAAGACTGCAAGCCACAATCGTCATAACCGACCACCCACTCCGGCCGTGGCCGGCCATCGGCATCGTGTGGCACGCGCCGTTGACGTAGGGCTTGCTTCCGCACGTTCGCGAAACGATTGCGGATCGCGGTCCGCACATACGTCGTCCGACCGCCCCCATCGGGCCGCCAGCGCGCCACGCACTGGACCGCCGCGATCGAAGCCTCTTGGGTCAAGTCGTCCCGGTCGAGACCGATCTCTGCGCCGGCTCGGCGCCACCGCCGGGCTTCTGCTTCGACCACTGGCCAGCATTCTTCCCATGTCAGGCGACCTTCACCCATGTGCGCTCCGTGCGGGACCGGAGCAATACCTCAGTCATCGCGGTCATGGCAAGCCTGCCAAGGTCTTGCATGTCGGAGCACACCCAATGCTCAGGATAGAACGAGCGCACCGCCGAACTGTCCATCCCGATACCGTAGATTTCGATACCCGATGCGAGCACCCGCTTGACCGCTTCTTTCAGGTAGCGCGCGCCTTGCGCGTTATCGACGCTCCCTTCGGGGTTGCCATCGGAGAGCACGAACATAACCCGACGCTTTTCGGGGCGCTCCGCAATCCGGTTCGCTTGCCAAAGCACGGCTTCGCCGTCCAGGTTATGGCTCAGCCCGGCGACGTTCTCTAGCCCGCGGGCATCCGTGGAGCCGAAGCTCTTGAACACGCCGTAAAGCGGTACTTGGAGCAACCGCTCGTCGCGCCACTCGCGCACGCACCGCGCGAACTTGAATATGTCCGTGCCTTGCGCTTCGGCTTCGGTAAGCGCCGCGTCCAGCCGCTTCATGTTCTCACGCGCCAGCGCACCGAAGTCGCCGGCTAGCCACGTGTGCGGCATGCGGTGCTCAAACGTGGTGAAGCCCGTGATCTCATGTTCGATCTGGCACGTGCTCAGCGCTTGGTGCAGCGCGAGCGCCGTGAGCTTGGCCAAGTGGGCCTTCGAGCTAGGCCCGTTGCCCATCGAGCCGGAGCAATCGAGCAAGATGGACACCGCCACGTCATCGGAATCTTCGGCGACCATCTGTTGGAAGAGCTGATCGGCCGGGCACGAGCCCACCGCGTACTCGCCCAAGAGATCGGGGTCGGCCATGCCTTCATCGTACCCACCGACCGGGTGCAGATCGCGCTTGGCTCGAAGGGCCGTTTCGAAGGCAATGGAAAGCGACTCGCTGGCGGAGCGCGCGGCGCGCATATCGCGATCGTAGCTCGCGCCCGTCTTGTGGGTCTCCACAGAGAAGTCGCGCACGAGATCGAACTCGTGGCTGAATACCGTGTACGGCTGCACGTGTCGCGGTTGCTCAAAGACACTGCGCACCCGCACTTGCACCGCGTCATCGGGGCTCAGCGGCGTGCCGTCGACATTCGTCCAGCGCTCCAAATCGCGCTCGGAGATTGGCGGCGGCTTGCGGTCTTCCGCGTCTGCATCGGCCTCTTCTTTGGCGTCGGGGTCCGCATCGGCCTTGCCCTTATCGTCGGCGTCGTCTTCCGCAGAATCGTCAGCGTCACGATCAACGGCAGCGTCATCGCCATCATCGTCAGCGTCGCCGTCACGCTTGCTAGCTCGCGCGCGACCTTTACCGCCTTTACCAGCGCCGTCACCATCGCCCGCATTGTCGCACGCGCCACCCTCATCGTCGCCCTCATCGTCGCCCGCTTCAGGCTCCGGCTTTTCCGGCACCCGATCGGCCACGTGCGCATAGATGGCCTTGGTGATCTCGAATATCTCTTCGGTGGTCTCCGCAGTGGCGACCTTCTTTAGCTCGTCTTCGACTTCGCGCAGCAACGCCCCTACATCGGGCCGCAAGGCTTCGATAGTTTCGATCGGGTGGCCACCGTACGGCGTCACCACCGTGTTCACGCTCAGGCAGAACGCGATCCAAAAATCAGGGTGATCGCTGATCACACCGTGAATCGGCTGATCGCCTGTACCACCGCGCTCCCAGAACCAGTTATGAAGCTGTTCAAGGTTCTGCGCGCAGCCCTTGAACTCCGCGCCCTTCAACCGTTCGATCATGGCGTCTTCGAGCGCATTCCAAAGCGCCTTGAACGCCCCCGTCTCTTCCTCGCATATCCTTTCAACGGTATCGAAGTTGGTGAAGCTCGCGTGCCCGCACTCGTGGTCGAGCATACCGTGCAGCATCCGAGAAGCGTTCTCGCCCAGCCAATCGTAGTTTTCGATGGCCGGCAACACGACACGGCCCCGCGTCGCGTACGCCTGGACCCCGCGTATGTCGACCGTGAGAAGTTGATCCGCCGCAACGATACGGCCGACGCGCTCCATGACGTGGCGAAGGTCGCTCATTTGTCGTACCCAAACTGACGATTGATCGTCTGGCGCGCAACTTCGGCATCCGTGGGGCTTTCGAGCTTGCGCAAGACCGTCAGCTCTGCGGCGCGCATCGAGTCGCCCATGAGATCAATGACCTTGCACCACTGAATGAGTCGGCGGGTCGAGAAGTCGGAAATGAAGTTCTGATCCTTCCGCAAGAAAGCGGCGACCCGGCAAGCCGAATCGATGAAGTCGATCTTCAGGTTCGGCACGTGGCACTGAATCCGCTTGATCTCTTCTTTGCGCTCCGGGTAGCCGCAGTCGATCACGATCCCGAAGCGGTCAAGGAAGGCCGCGTTCAGCGAGTGCGTGCCGGCGTGGCGTGCTCGCGCCATGGCGCGGTAGCCGACCGTGTTGCCCGTGGCGAACACCGCGAAGTCTTCGTGTGGGACCACGGTCTCGCCGGTCTCAGGGATGTGCAGCGCCCGGTTGCCCTCTTCGAGCACCGGCTGAAGCACGAAGAGCACACTCGGAAGCGCCGCATCGATTTCGTCGAAGAGCACCCAATAGCCCTCACGCATCGCGATGGCCAAATCGCCCGGATTGAACTTCAGGCTCAGCACCCCGTCGTCACTTGTGGGGCGCATCATGCCGCGCAGATTCGAGACCCGCGTTTCACCGTCGCAGTTGAACCGCACGAACGGCCGACCCAGCTCGGAAGCGAGCCTCGCGACGAGCGAAGTCTTGCCGCAGCCCGTGGGGCCAGTGAGCATGACGTTCGTGCCCAGCGTGAGCCCCGCAGCCACTTCGGCGACCTCTTCCTTGGGGAAGCGGTACGGCTGGGGCTTGGGCGCCAAGTGGTGCCGCTCCGAAAGCCCGCGCATCGTCACGCCCGCGATCGTCACGTCCTTATGCGTGCGCTTGGGAGCGTCATCGAGCAGTGGCGCAGCCTTCTTTCTTTTTCCTTGGGTCATTCGGATCTCCCTTCAATCTCTTTATACGATGAATCGTGTACGGTCGTCAAGTTCACAGGGCCTTGCGTGCGGCGATGAGCGCATCCCGAAGCTCAGCATCGGTCTTGTCGCCCGGCTCGGGAAGACGAGGGTTGAAAACGATGGTGCTGGCGTCGACGACGCTCGCCTTGGTAGGGCGCTTGGCAAAGCCGAAGGTCTCGTCACGGTCCGAACGCTCCACCTTGGCCATGAAGCGGACCCCGATGCCCCGGTATTCATAGCCGTCCACCGCATCTTGAATCGCGCCGGGGAGCGTCGTCCAGAGCTTGAAGCCGTCCACGGTTTCGACGATCGCCTTGAGAGCGCTCCCGCCGTACTGGTTATCGCGCCACTCGGTGTGCCGCACGATGCCAGTGATCTCAATGCGCGCGTCGGTCACGGGCACCGGGTGCCGGTTGGGGCAGGTCTTGTGGTCGTGATCGGCGGCGGCGCAGAAGCCACACACGAGCGGCGCGGGGTTCGTGATCTCTTCGGCGAGCTTCTTAGCGAACGCGATCTGCTTTTCGCTGATCGTGCCCCACTCGATGAGCTTATCGTGCATCTCGTCAAGGATGCGACCGCCCTTGGAATCGTGCTCCATGGTCGCGGCCGTAAAGACGTGTTCGATGCTGTGATCTTTGATGAACGCCGCAGCGGCGATGAACTTCGCGATGCGCACCTTGCGGCCCTTGTGGAGCTTCGAAGCGCGGGCCGCGTCGTAAGCGCGGCGAGTGTCGTAACCGAAGGCGTTGTCTGCGCAGATATTGCCGACCACGATGACCTCGCCGTCGTCGTGCTTGTACTCCGCGCCGTACTGAAACCACGCACCGCAATGATCGCACGTGGCCTTCTCAACAAAGTTGCCTTTGAAGCCGCCCGCGTTGACGCGATCCCGAAGCGCGTCGCGATCCTTCTGCCATTGCTTGAACGCTTCGTTGTAGTACGCGAGCGCGCACTCATCGGCTTCGAGCGGAAGCATGGGGGGCTTGAGATCGACGATGCCCTCGTAAGCGTACTTCGCGGGGTCGAACGTGCTGGGGGCGTGGTGGTCGTTTCGCTTGGCCATGGTTTCTTTTCCCTTCACACCCATAATAGACGCTTGACCGTATACGATGCAAGGGATAATCGCAAAGGGGTCTTTTCCCTTGAAAAAACTGGACGGTTGACCGTCCAACGGGCGTCACCCATAATCAAGGGATGAGCAAACGAACGGAACTCCAAAAATGGTGTGACAAGCAAGGGCACGGAGCGCGGGCGATGCTCGCGCGTGATACCGGGCTCCGCTATCAGACCATCCACGACCTTTTCAAAGGAACACGCAAAGCCACGGTCGCAACCGCGCGCAAGATTCAAGAGGCGACCGGGAACCGGGTCAAGTGGGAATCGCTAGTGGGCTAGCGGACGCTCGCTCAACTGTGCTTTGTAGCGTGTGGCGTTTTGGATCACCCACGCGTTCTGTTCGGGAGTCAGTGATCCAGGGTCGTAACCTTCGGGGGGTTCAGCAATGTAGACCGGCGCTTGCACGCTGAGTTGGCTCGCCAACTGTTCGGCGTACCGTCGCTCTTCTTGCCCGCGGTCGAGATAGATCGTGTACCGCATCGCGCGCATGCGCAGAAGTCGCGCAACCTTGTGCGGCGTCGGCACCTTGCCCAGCATCGCCACGGCGTGCGTGCCGACCTTGATCGCATCGAACGGCCCTTCGGTCACCACGACGTGCTGTTCGGTCCGTGCGCGATCGTAGTTGAGCAACACGTCACCCGCAGTGGCGTGACCTTCGACGCTCTTCGGGTTCATGGTCTTCTTGAACCCCTTGCGCTCACCACCGGGTGGATCAAACGCGGCGCGCGCTTGCCAGTACACGAGCCCATCGTCCATGTAGACCGGAAAGAAGAGATAGCCTTGAAGCCACCCGTGCCGGCAGAAGCCCAAGCGCCACGCCGCCGCTTGCTGTTGGGACACACCGCGACGGTGCAAGTAGATCCACGCTTGGGCGTGCGCGTGCACGTAGTCGAGCCGTTCCACATCGGGGGGCCACGGGATCGTTGGAAGTCGGCGAAGCGTGGCGCGCTTGCGCGTGGCCGGCGCAATGCTCTGCACGTCTAAGCTCGTGTGCTGCCCATCACCCCCTTCGTAGCCGTCCAGAATGTAGCGAAGCGCCGATTGCTCATCGAGCCCGAAGACGATCTGCAAGAGCGCCACGGTGTTGCCACGGCGGTTGCAGCCCCAACAGATCCACGCGTCTTTTTGATGGTTCCACCGGAGCCGTTCGGAAGCGCACTTCGGGCACGTCATGAGATATTCGTGGGAATGGCTCGATCGGCTTTCCTTTTGCCCGCCGACCTTGGTAATGAACCCACCCACATCGAACTGCCGGAGCGCGCGCTCGAAGCTGATCATGTCGTTGCCCCCTTGTAGCTATCTGGGGGCGGCAATATCGATTCCCCCGGCCCTTCAACCGATGTGATCATCCGCATGGTCGAAAGGTCATTGCGAATCGTGTAGAGCCGGCCAATCGGCGCGTCGCGATGCCCTTCCATGTAGACCCGCATCCGGCCTTCCGCCATTTCGGCGTCCGTAGCGTTCAGACTCCCATAAGCGTCGACGATACGGACCTTGGCGTAGGCGTCGGCGACGTTGCTACTCGTGAGCGTGTGCTCCCGCTCTTGGGAGCCCGGCTTCGGGCGCTGCGCCTGCCACGCGCTCCAACACGCGACTTGCTCTTGGTTCACGAGCCGCTTCAGGTCACGAGCGGCGTTGACTTGGTGCTGGGTCTCACTATCGCAGCGCGTGCGCGAGCGAAGTAGGTCCATGTAGTCTACGAGCAACAGCTCAGGCTTGAAGTTCTGCGCCTTGAGCTTGGCCATTTCGGCCTGAATGTGGAGCACGTTCACATCCCAATCGTTCAGGGTGCGAATGACGAGCTTCTTTTTGAGCCGCGCGTACCGCTCGTGCATGGCCTTGTAGGCCGTGGAGTTGATCGTCCCGTGCTTGACGTTCGTGTACAGCTCTTGGCTGAAGATCGCATCGTAGCGCGCCGCGATCTGCGCGCCCGACCCTTCGAGCACGATGTGCAGCACCGGCCGGGCCATGACGTTCAGCGCGTTGTAGCCCTGATTGATGAGCCACGTGCTCTTGCAGCGCTTGGCGTACGCGAAGACCACCCATAGCTCGCCCCGGTGCACGCCCCCATTGGTGCGCTCATCGAGATCATGGATGCCCGTAAAGAACGGTTCGGGGCGCATCGCGCTTTGGTTTTGCCAGCGACCCACTTGGCGCTCACCCAGCTCGTCAAAGAACCACTGCCGGTCTTCGGCACCGAAGTCGATCTCCGCCATCTTCTCCGACGCTTGCGAAGTCATCGAGTACGCCTCTTCGAACTGGCCTTGATTGAAGTGCACCGCCGCCTGTTGATGCGTGTCGGCGAACATCGCGCGCTTGCAATACTCGGAAAGCTCGTGGCGGATGTAGGGGGCTTCGGGAACGAGCCCCAAGTTGACGATCGCCTCTAGCTCTTGGCTGTAGAGCGCGCGCTTATCGTCGGGAAGCTGTTGCAGCGCTTGGCGGAGCGGAATCTCCGTGCAGCGCATTTGATACTCTTGCCAGTACCGATCGATCTCTTTGAAGATCCACCCGAACGCCGGGCTCGTGAAGTAGGCCGGCTCTAACCACTGAAGAGCCCGTAGGCAAAACGCGTCATCCACCATGCAAAGGCGAAGGATCGCTCTTTGAAAGCTCGCATCGAACGAGAACACCCCCATGACTCACCCCTACGCAAACGCTGCCCTAAGAATATGATTCGGTACTTGCTGGTAACGGCCTGTGCGAAGCGCCACTACATCGAAGCCGTGTGCGGTCTTGAGCTGATCGCTGCAACGCGCTTTGCATGTGCACGCCTTGCACCACTCGCTCTTCGGATGGTAACCGCCTGAGTACCGCTGCATTGCGAGGCAGCCTTCGGGTGCGCCCGCGTTCTGACGCTTCACGTCCTCTTGGTACGCCATCGGATCAGCGACGAGCGCGCGCACATCGATCTGCACCGTTGTGCCTTGCGCTTTGGTGACGCGCTTGGTGTGCTGATCGGTGTAGTGATCTTGCTCGACCCGTGACCAGCACTTGGCAAGACGTTCGCTTGCGAGCTGGCTTGTTCGGGGAACGACTTTTTTGTGCGACGCCCGGTACATCGCCTCGAATCGCTTCTCCATGAAAAGCCGCGGGGGAAGCTGTTGCGTCGTGCACCATGCGAGAAACTGTTCGATATGCCTCGCGTCTGAATTCCGCCTCTCTGTCCCAATCGAACGCGGTCTCCGGCGTCCGTATTTCGTTCTGAGTTGATGATAGTGCTCTAAGGTTTCCCAAACCGTTGTCCCCATTGTGTCGTCCAGTGCCTTTCGTCACGGAGCGTTCACGCAGTCTCCCAAGTGTAACCGCGCAAAATCGATCCGCTGTTTGCTATGCCGTCGCAAAGTACGGTGCTGCGAATCGATGAAGTCATAAATGTACGCCCGGTCTTTGCCCTCGTGGGCCGTCAACGGACGAAAATATGATTGCAGCATCGACACCCCTTCAGCACCCCCAGAAGCGTAGATCAAAGCCGCCGCTCGCGGCACGTCCACACCTTCTCCTAGGACCGTTGTACCTACCAGCACTTGCACCTTGCCCGCAAGGAAATCTTCGATGGAATCATTCGTGAGAGCGGCCTCGCCACCGCGGACCGCGACGGCATTGGGGATGCGTTCAGCGAGCAAGGTCGCGTGCTTACGTCGGCGCACCAATACGATTGTCGGCAACGCGTTATCCTGTGAAAGCATCGTCGCTAAGTTGACGACGAGACTGTTGCGCGGTTCGTAGTCGACGATCCCCTTATCGTATGCGGCCCGCCAGTCTTCCGCGCTCACTTTCGGCCCCTTTACGGGCGCAAAGAAGACGCGCGGTTGCGCGAGGTACTTGGGCACCAAGTCAGAGACGGTCACCCTGTGGATAACCTGGGAACAGATCGCTTCCATCGCCAGCGTATCGTCGCCAGAACGAAAATTCGTGCCTGTGAATAAGTAGCGGTAGTGCACGTTCTCCGCGAGCAGATTGATCCGGTGGTACGTTTCGGCCGCACTGTGGTGGCTCTCATCGATGATCAACACGCCGCGCGTGTCGAACCACTCGCGTGACTGGCGCACTGCACTTGGTGTAGTGGCAATCACGATAGGCTTCTCGATATCCCGCTCGTGCGGCTTCGCACTGCCGTCGAGCCGCGCGACCATGTGTTCGCCGAAGTGCGAAACGAACACATTGTAGGTTTGGCGCACGATGGCGACCGATGGCGCGATGTAGAGCGCGGGCAGCGCGATGGAATCGATGACCCGCGCAGCCATAAGTGTCTTGCCGGAGCGTGGCACCGCATTGATGATCCCCGTGGGGGTGGTGCACGTCTTTTGGTGAATGTCGTCTTGGTAGGGCCGCCACTTCACGTTCAGGCTCCACCACGGCACTTGTTCTTCGGGGCGCTGACGAATATCCCGCGTTTGGTGTTGGAGCCCGTAGTGCGCGGCGAGCTTTTCAACGTACGGCGTGAGCCCCGCGGCGACCCGGTTCTCGTGGACGAGCGAGCCCCACGGCTCCCCCTCGTGCCACCATACCTTCCCGAAACGCGCGCCTTTCTTCTGGCGCACTTCGATGGGGATGCTCAGATGGCGCGCGGTGTAGTCTAGGAACCACTGCGGGGCGCCAAGGATATCGGTGAAGCTATTGCTTCGAATCAAATGGATCATGGGGCCTAGATGTGCTTGCCCTACTCAGAGGATAATGGCACAATGCCGTTATCCTGAAACGGGATTTCCCAATCCGTGTAGGGTGTGTCGTCAAGAGTTAGTTGTCCGTGCCGGTAGCGGCCTAGGTTCCCAAGACCTAGGCCGTTGCTTTTTGTAGGGGGCGTCTGGTAACTTCTCGACCTATCAGCGAAAACACCCCTGTTTTTGCGCATATACCGCCCTGGGTCGTTCCACATCGGTCCAGGGCGGTCCCTTTTCTATCACGGCCCTCTTGATCCGCGGGCCGCAATCGACGTAGAAGCAAAGCCGTCCATGTGGTGCTGCATGGGGCAGCCTTCTCGCGCACCCACACTTTACCAAAAGAGGTAGGGCGGCTAGCCAGACCCGCACGAGTCGACTTCCACATGGGTCGCCGGGCCTTACGTCCCCTGGCCTACCAGGGGACGCCGGTTGTATCGCTCTTGAGTCTTGCGGAGCGCCAAACGATCGATCTACAAGCCCACCGTGGGGTCATCGATCGACTTCAAAGCATCGCTAGTAAACTCGCGGGGGGCAGCTCATTGGGGAGCCGTAATGCCCATTCAACTTGGCGGGGTGCAAGAGGGGCGCGGGTTTACGACACGCGCTGCGATAGCGGATCGACGATCACACCTAGAGCCAACAACGGACAAAGCCACACGAGCGCATCTATAGCGGCGCGTGGCGAGACAGAGCGGAACTGTATGGTAGGCCATCGAAGGTTCCCAAGCGGCAAAAGCGTACACGGGCGTTACAACGCGCACGTCTAGGTCTTAGTTGGAGTAGAACGGATTTTTACAGCGGGGGCGCCTCGCGTGTGTGCGCAGTTGCGTGCGCAACAAGAGGATCAAATCGCCGCTTTCGCTAAGCGTTTCGATCCGATGGCACTTCTTTCAAAGATGGGAGGGGGCCGAAGGCTCCCGACTCACGGGGCGGAGCGAAGCGGAGCCCCGAACGTAAAGCGACGCCGAGCCAGGACGCGGGATACCGGGAGAGTTGCGTCCGTGGTACGGTCGGGGTGCGCTTCGTTGTGGAAGCCACGTTGTAGGATGGGAAGCCCTCGGAACGAGTCATTCCGGGGGCTTCTTTATTTCGGCCCCTCACGTACGATCCGGCCATGAAGCATTTGAACCAACTCGCTTCGGCAGCAATCTCTGTTCTCGTCATCGTGATCCTCATCTTGCTCGTGCTCCGGCTCACCTAAGCCGGCGCTTCTCTGGCAAAACGCTGGGTTGGCGCGTTTGCATCGTATACGACGCATGCTATACTTCTCGTATGGCACATACGCTCGTCAACGATACGAACTACTCCGGCCGTGCACTGCGACGCGCGATCACGCTGGGCGCGAAGGTCGCTAAGCAGCACGCGTTGCCCGCTCCCAGTTACACCGTGCGCTTTCTAACGCGAGCGCGGGCGCGCAATCTTCGCATCTTCGCCGAAGGGCGGCGCATCGTCATCACGGTGCCGAAGAGTACGCTCACCATGCGCCAAGCCGAAGGCGCTGTAGCGTATGGCATGGTCCGCTGCGCCAAACCGGATGTGAGTCAGGCGAGTCTGCACCGCGTCTACCACGACGCGTCGACGACCGGGTACGATGAGGTGCCGCAAAAGAAAAAGCGCAAGCGCGGCAAGCCCACGCTCGACCGCAAATTCGTCGCGCTCCAAAAGGCCGCTGCCAAAAATGAAGATCGGATCAAAGAACTACAGCGCCAGCTCAAACGGAGCAAGACGCTGTTGAAGCAAAAGAAGGCCAAGCTCGCCCGGATGAAGCGCGCGTTCGAAGGCGAGCTAGCTTCCACGGCGGAGCTGAGCGATAACCAGTTGACCGTACGTTTGCGGCTCTCCCGCGAAGCGTCCTAAGCGCCATGTCGAAGCCCCGCCACCATGCTCTTCTCGGCTTTGTACCGGGCACCGATGACGACGCCGCGCAGCGGCTTACGGACGCCCTTCCCGAAGACGGGCTGGTCGCCCGGCCTGTTCGCCGCATCTGCCCGGAGTGCGATGGCCTGGACGGCTACCACGCCGAAGAGTGCCCCCTCCGGCGGCGCGAGCCCCACCCCCCGATGAGCAATGGCGTGCCCATCCCAAAGCAGCCCCCGCGCACCATTCGCAAGAGCGGGCCGGCTACACGCCAGCTCGTCGGGGGGCTTCTCCGTAGGCTCGCCGACCGTATCGAGCGCGGGTAGTCCGGTACATCGCGGTTACAGACTCACCTATGAGCGGCAAAGAGTTGGCTACTTCAACCGTGTTGGTAGCGGGTTGATTACCGTGTGGGTTCGGGCACTTAGCCGTGATTATCGGAACGACTGAAACGCGGCGGAAGGGATCTGCAATCAGGGTAGCCGCTGCGTTGCAGAGGTTGTACACCCCTGCGGAAATCAGTATCACCCGTGTTTCAAGGCCCTTTGCGGGGTCCGTAATCAGCCAACAGCCGTAGGGGATAACGGTCGACCCCCACGCCGTTTGGAAGCTCGACCCCTAAAAACAGGGGCCGTTCTGCGGATAACGGGCTTCCCAAGCCCGAATTCGTACGCCACGTGTGTAACCCGCCCGGCAACACCTAGCGAGTCGCACTGATCGCGTACGCGCTCACGCCGATCACGAGCACACCCGAAACGATGCCTAGGGCGAACCACAAGGCCCGTGAGCGCCCTGGCTTGTTCAGGGCTTCCTCGGCTTCCCGCCGTCCCCGTACGGCGCTCTGAAGGGCTCCTACGGCCTTTTCCGATTCGAGCACGGCCAAGTCGCGCTGGCGCTCCACCAAAAGCGTGAACTGGTCGTTCATGCCCGTGCGCACTTCGTAGTCCGCGACCTGAGCCCGGAGCGCATCGATGGTTTGGAGCTGGACCATCATGCACTTGGCCACGCGGGCATCGAACCAGATCCCCGGCTTGCCATGGTGGTTCATCTGAACGCGGCGCATCTGCACGCCCGGCGCGCAAAGCTCGATAGACGGCACAGGCTCCGCCGCAGCGGCCGGCGAAGCCATGAGCCATATCGCGATCAGAATCGCGGCCTTCACTACGAAAAGACGACGTACAGGACGATGATCACGGCCACGCCGATGGCGGCGAGTACGGCGATTTTCTTGGTATCAACTTTGTCGAGCTTGCTCATGTGTCCCCCTCAGTATCCGAGCCGAGCGAATGCTTCGGCCACTTGGTTATCGTCGAGCCCTTCGGCTTCCTCGTGCAACGCGACGATGGTCCGTTTGCGTTCATCGATGCGCATGTCGACCACATCGAGATCCCCTTGGAGCGTGCTGCCCATCTGCGCGAGCATCTTGCGCTCTGTTTGCAGCGCCACGATCTCCTTTTGGGCCTTCTCGACCGCCAAGAGATCCTTCACGCTCCCAAGGCGTCGTTTGTGATACGTGTACGCGAGCCCCGCACCAAAGAAGAGCACGAGCCCGGCGAGCGCGGCTTGCGTGTTCTTGCTGAGCCACCGCCCGGCTTTGACGAGCCACAACGGCCAAGTCATTCGTCTAGATCCTTGTCGTCTAGCTCCTTGAGCACCCTGGCCACCGAAGGCACCTTCGGGGGCAAGGGCAAGGGCCTGTGTACCTGAAGCGACGGGCTCTTGCTTTGGCCGGGCAGCATCGGCAGCTCGATATCCTTGCGTTTCAGTAGCCCCTTGGCCGTCTGATACAGGAACACGCTGATCGCTCCGGCGCCCGCGAAGTAGAGCGCGCTCTGCCCCGGCGTCATGCCGGGCTCCGCCGTGACAAAGAAGCCGAGCACGACGCCGGTCATGACCGGGTGCAGCGGCATGGTCTTGTAGGCCCACCACCAAAACCACTTGGCCTTGCGCTTCACGCGCGGCCGGCCGGGCATGTAGCTGGTTTCGTACGGGAGCTGGTCGACGTACACCGCATACGCGCGAGGGCGCGTGAACACGCTCCGCTTCATGACTTGGCCGACCACCATGAACACCACGGCGGCGACCAAAAAAGGCCAGTGGGGCTCAATCGCGCTTTGCCACCATTCAAGCATGTTCCCCCACTACAGCCTTACAGATATCCGCCGACGACGTTCATTTTCGGGCTTGTCGCCCAACCGGCGTGTCCGGTGGTGCCGTTGGAATCGATGATCCCGGCGGAATGGTTGCCCATGATCACGCAATCGTTCGCGCCTAAATCGATGGCGTGATAAATGGTGCCGCTCCAATTGTCGATCCGGTTGTCGCTGACGATAACTTGCCCATCGCATTCGATGATGCCGTTGCCCACGACGCTGTTCGCCGTCGAACCGCCCCCATCGATGTTATTGCCGGTGATCACCGAAGAGCCCGAAGACGCATCGAGAAAGAATCCTGCATCGGTGCCTGAGAACATTGTGTTATTGGCGATCAAAAGGATCGCGGAAGCGATTGCTTCGACGCCCCACAAGGCCGCGTTTTTCATATTGCACCCGAGCACTTGCGCGTAATCGGAGTTGTCGAGATACACTAGTGTCCCGGCAAACGTGCCGCTGAACTTGCAGTTGGAAACGATCGTAGAATCCGAGTCATCCAAGTAGACGGGGATCTTCGTAGTGTTGTTCGCGATAACACCGTCATTGACCCAATCGAAAAACGTACAGCCTCGGATCTGGTAGTCCGAAGGGAACCCGACTGCCGAGCTTTTCGTGCGTATGTGCGAGCACCTAGGCGTGCCACCGGGGTGCAGTCCGAAAGTATAAAAACTACAGTTGGTAACAAGGAAAACATCGAGATCATCGCAAAAGATCCCGCCCGAATCGATGTGCCCGCCGCCGAAGTTACCACTGCCGTTGAACTGGCAGTTATCGACGATCACCGGCCCCGTGTTGATCGCAGTGCCGCCCCCGTTATCGAAGTAGAGGCACCACCCCGTGCCATTCGCGCCGTTACTTCCGGCGTCAGGTACGTGGCCGGGCGCGGTTTCGAAGCATGAGAATTGGCACCCTTGGAATCGAATACCCCCGAACTCGCCGAGTGAGTTTTCGAAGTGCACCACATCGTGCTCTTGTGTGGACGACGCGAAGCGGCAGTCATTGAAGGAGACGCCGTAGCAATTGCTCGCCCAAATCATGCCGTGCAAGTCGCCCTGGTAGTCAAAATCGCAACTAGCGAACGTGGTGGAACCACCGCCGAGCAAGCGCACTTCCCCGTTGATACCGCAGTGGCGCCATTCTCCGCCCGAACGGGGGCTGCCGGTAATAAGCGCGGTGCCGCCTAGCTCGCAATGTGCAATCTCCACAAAATCGCAATTGTCTTGCTCAAGCCACGGCGTAATGTCGCTGCTTTGGCACTCCACGTAGCAGTTGTACATCCCAAAGCGGGTTCCTTGCCCGTCGATCCGAGCGATGCGGGTATCGGAGCCAGTGGTGTTGAACTTTAAGTCGCGAAGAACCAAACCGCTGTAGATGTTCATATCGAAAGCCGGGGTCGTCAGCGTGCCCACGCAATCGATCTGTGAGTTGTGCCAGTACGAGCCGTTGCTGGTATCGCGACCGCCCCCGCCGCGGATCTCGATCAAGGTACGATCGAAGACGTAGTTGCCGATCTGAAAGGCTTCGCTTGCGACCCCGTTACTCCCGTTCACGAGAATCTGAATGATGACGTGACTTCCGAGAAGGGTCGGCGTGCCTTGTTCCGCTGCGATATGGGAAAGGCACGCATCGAGCCCCGTCCCCAAGACAAGCCCATTGAAGTCGCCCCATGAAGTCACCCCATCGCCTACGGTAAAATGCACCGTACGGAGCGACCGCAGATTGGTGGCATTGTCGCGCGTGAGCGTGCCCGAAGGATCGGCGGGCTTGTAGGGGTCGTTCCACCAATTCCAGTTGAACGCGTCGTCGGGGCCTTTGAGATCCTGAATCTGCCGAGCGACCCCTTTGATGGCCGGGTAGACGGCGTTCACTTCCGTGTCGTGACGATTGGTCGAAGAGCGCGAGAAGTCAGGCATCCCGCCGCTTCCGAGCCGGGTCGTTTGCTGCCACGGGGAAGGGCCTTCGAAAGCACCCTCGCGCAAGTCGGTGATATCGCCGGTATTGATGATCCCGACGCCGCTGTTCCACACCACGTCAGCAAGCAGAAGCCACTCGTTGCCAACCGGATTGAGCGCGATTTCGAATTGTGGAAGGTGCCGAGTGTTGACGGCTGCGATGAACTCCGAGTCGGTGCCTTCATTCCAGAAGGCCCGGTTATCGTTGGCGCCATCTGTGTATGAAAAGCGCATCCCAACCGTGTACGTCGCATCGGGCTGCGCAATGAAGTCAATGGATTGCTGCGCGTTGCCTTCGGTGTTGCCATCGGAGTTGTCGCCCCCCATGAGCTGGCCGTAGTCCGTGTGCGCGCCAATAGCCTCGGAGCCGAAGGCAAAGCTCAGAACGCCGCCATCGTCGAGCTTGACCACGATGGTGGAATCAGGAACGGCGGCCGGCTCGACTGCGAAGCCTTTGATGATCCCGTTCGCTTCAATGCCCAGCGCGCCGCGCACCGTGCGACGGAACTCGCCCAGCATGAGAAAGTTTTGCGCCGTGATATCGGGTATGTCGACGCGCTCTTGGGGATTCCATTTGACGATTCGCATTGTTTTATACCTGTACTGCCACTTCGGCGTGTATCCCCGCGGCCCGGATCTGGTCGAGTAAGCACCGCACCGCTAAGAGGGGGTCGGAAAGATAAGCGTAGTAGTCCGCGTCTTCCGACACGGTTTCGTTCAGTGCTAGATAGTGCGCGCTCAGCGCCGTGTAATCCACGATCACCGCCGTACCCGCGGCGCCGGGGCTCGTGCCGAGCGTGATCGTGGCCCCTGCAACGCTGCCCCCCGGCAAAAAGTAGTTGGTGAGCCCTTCCCGAAGACCGCGCCGTGACTCTGGGGTGTCGAGATAGACGCCTACGGTCGCGGTCCCGGTGGACCCAGCCGGGTAGTCAATGGTGCGCAGTCCGTAGGTTTGCGACGCCTCGCCTAGATAGAGTGCGAGCGCGGGCTCGATCACATCGTAGTCCACGTCGACGGTCGTGAGCCCCGTGGTGAGCGCGGGCTCGCCCCCATTCAGCATGAAGCGGCCCCGTAGGCTTGTGGCCAAGAGCACGATCACGTCCACGAAGACCTTCCAAGGGTCGGCCGTAATGTTCTCTCGGATGGCGTACTGACTGGCCCCTAGAAGCGCCTCTAGGGCCTCATCGAAGGCGTGAATCGTGCTCTTCGGGAGATAGGCCACCGCTTTGATGACCGCCCGCCACTGGTCCTCGGTGATACCGGGGCACCGGGTGAGCCCCAAGTTCCGACCGATGATATCCAGGTCTTCGCCTACCGCGTAGTCCACCAAGAGCCCGCGGCGCAGAAGGTCGAGTGCGCTTGCGTTGTCGCTCAGATCGAACACGAGCGAGCCCGGCGGGTGCGTGATCGCCTTGGTATTGTCGAGCCCGCGGCTCAGCGTATCAAACGTGAACGTACCCGGCCCATCGGTTCGGCCGGTGGTTTCGATGATTTCACCACCCACCAAGAGCCGGGCGTCCCCCGATCCGTCCGTGTTCTCGCCGATGCTGAGCGTACTCTCGACCACCATGGTGGTCGTCTCCGTGTCGAGAAGCGGCGCCACAAGCCGCGTGACGGGCTTGCCGGCAATGTCTTCGTCGGAGCCGAAGATGGCATCGAGAATCGCGGAAAAGAGCCCTTGCTCCAAGCTCATAGCGCTAGCCCCGCGATGTTATTGGTGAGAATGCGCGGCCCGGTGCGCCACGGTTGCGCAAAGCTCCCGCGCACGCGCATAACTTTCGTCTCTTCGGCGAAGAGCCTGTATTCAAACGCGGCGATGAAGGTAGCGGTCGCAGCCCCCACGGTTATTTGCAGGTCGTAGACGCCATCGGGGAGCGGGGGGAGCCCCACGAAAATACACGTCGCGGTCACGTCGAAGTCCGCGTCGAAGATGTACCCCGCCCCCTGAACGACCGAAGCCTGCAAAAGCTCGACCACGGCCCCCGCCTCAAAGCCTGTACCAAGGATCTTGACGACCTTGCCGCCACGCCGGGGCACGATGGGATCGCTCACGCTCGTGATTGTGGGAGCGCCACTAGCGGCTGCGGCACCGTCGAATAGGATCAGCAAGCTCATTCGTACGACCACACTTTCAAAGTCGCGAGTTGAATGATCGCGTTAGAAGGTAGGTTTCCGCCAGACGTTTGCAGCGCGAGCCCCCAGTAGAGGCAATCAAGACTGTTCCACGACGCCGGGTACGCGGAGATCCCCGTCCATATCGAGTCGTTCAATCGGCGGCTATTTTGCGCCGTCCCAAGTTGTACTTGGTGCATGATGCTCAGCTCCGGCCGCGCGGCTGCGGGCTTGCGGCCAAGTACCCACGTATTGCCGTGGGCCATCTTTTCACCGTTCCATACCTGTGGGGGTGTGCTGCCGTTTGTGGTGTGCACCCCTGCGTCGACACGGCTTTTCCAACCGGCTTGCCCGAGTAGATTCACGACCGCGTGCCCCCCGCCCGCGGGATCGCTCAAAACCGAGAAACCCCCGTACTGTGAGCCGAGCCCAAAACCGTCCCACTCGATACGGTAGCGTCGGTTTTCGCCCGTGAGCGGCAAGGGGTCTTTGGCAAGCCAGACAACGCCACCCGCCGACGCGGGGCCAGTGGTCACCAACTCCAAGTAGTTGTCGGCGAAGCAGTCCACATCCGAAGTCGGCACGACGTTGAGCGACGGCACCCAGCTCGCGCTCGCGAACATCGCGGACGCCTCAAACTGCGAGGCGTCTACTCCGTTCCACTCGAATAGTAGGGTGTCTGCCATTAGATCGTCTTTATCCGCAGTTTGCCGATATCGATTTTGGAATCAGAAGCGTTGAACGCCCCCACGGTGAGCCCCCAACGAAGGCAATTGAGATTATCCCATGAAGAGGGTGGTGCGCCGTAGCCGCTTCGGAAGATGCGTCTATACCCAACGTACTGATCGTCAGCCGTGGAGTACAGCCTTCCCTGGCAAGACACGTCCACCGCGAACTCAGGCGGTGTGCCGACCACTTTCCGACCCCGCACAGTCACCCGAAGGTACGTCCAAGCCGTAAGCAAATCGAACATCGGATTCACGCCCACGGCGGGTGCTCCGATGGCTCCCGCGTCGATACGATCGCCGGGAGTCGACACCGAATCGAGCGGGAACGTCATGCAGTGCAATCCGCCACCCCCCAAGTCGGCCATGATGGCGAACCCCGAAGCCTGGCGATTGTTGGTCGCGAGGTAATCGATCTGGAAACTGCGGTCGTCGCCGGCCAACGCCAAGGGGTCTTTGGCGAGCCACACGACTCGACCCCCGGCCCCCGCGGCGACGCCGTGCCCTTCGAGTCGGAGCACGTTGTCGGAGGGGCAGTCGGTGTCGCTGTTCGCGACCGCCGTCAGTGTCGGCACCCACCCGCCGCTCGTGAATGCGGGTGTCGCTTCAAACTGCGTGGTGTCCGTTTCGTTCCACTGAAACAACGGCGCACCGGGCGGGGCAGCCGCGACTAGATTCTTAGGTTGGTAGCCTGCGTAGCCCATTAGATCAGCTCGTACATTTCCAGCTTGGTAAGGATCATGAGGTTGTTCCCCGACTCCCCCATGCAAAGCCCCCATCGGTCACAATCCAAGCTATTCCAACCGACCGGCGGCGGCTCCGAAGGCCACTGCGATTGCCGCTGACGGTACTTTGTCTGGGTATCCGCACCCGTACCCGAAAGAACCTCACTGAACCGGATGAACTCCGGCTGCGCCGCAGCGGGCTTGCGCGCGAATAGGCGGTCTGTGCCGATCACCGGATTGGTGCTGGCGGCCGTGCTCCATAGCTGTACCGAGTCGTTGCTGCTCACGGTGACGCCGTTATCGATCCGGTAGCGATAGCAAAAGTTACCCCAGCTCATCGCGTAGCCGTAGAAGTTGGGCTGGCTATCGTCGCATAAAAAGGCAAGCCCGCCCCTGCAATTGGCAGTGATCCCCGCGCCCACCCAATGGAGTAAAAACCCCTTCTCCGCGAGCCCAAGACCGCTCAGCGTGTCGTTGGCGAGCCAGACTGCGAGCCCACTTCCGTTGGCGCGCATTTCAAGGCCGTTCACCCAAGGGTTGTCCGCGTCGGCAAACGTCGGCACGACGGTTAGCGTAGGCACGGTTCCGCCTGCGTTGTCGTATGCCGCGCTCCCTTCGAACTGACTCGTGTCTATCCCGTTCCACGCCCATACCGGATCGGGCTTGGCTGGCGCCGGGGAAATGCCCGTTGGGACTGGTCTAAATGATGAATGGCCCATTAATACACCTACAACCCCATCATTGCCGTACGGATGACTTGCAACTCCGCCGGAGATTCGACCCGACTCTCCATGAGCACTCCCGAGAACGCGCCGTCCATCGGAGCGGTGTTCCACGAGTCTCCGAGCGTAAACGGCTGCCCCGTCTTCGTGCCGATGGTGGTGAGCGCGTACGGTTCGGTTTGGTCGTTGAGCGTGAACGTGCCGGTGATGCCGTCCGCGTTCATGGTCATCGCTAGGAAGTTCCACTGAAACAGCGGCGGAATCAGGGGCGTTACGCTTGTCGCGGATTCCCAGTCGGGCTTGTCGTGACCGACTCGCTGATGGCCGTCGCCGCCCTGATACCACTGGAAAACAGACTGGCTGCCTGCGAACACGTCGCAGCGTGCCCATGCACAGCTAGCCCGATACGCCCACATCCACACGCCCATGCAAATCGTGAACTCCCACGCGGGGGCGTAGGTCGAGGGGTCGAGTGCCGCGTTGACGCCTGTGACGCGCAGCGGGTTTGTCGGGTCTTGGGCGAGGCCCATACCGCTGCCGGCAGGACAGAAGCTGCCGGTATGGGTGAACTGTGACGTGAAGTTGCCCGGTGCCTTGCCGAAGGCGTCTCCGTCAAGGGGAAGCCATAGCTCACAGTCCCTAGTTAGATCCGGGGTGCCGGGCGTCCATAGCGGGTTCTCTACTTCCACCACTTCTATCGCGTCGTCCACGTACTCCACACAGAAGTCGTCCGTGTGAATGCCGAACGTACCGGGGCCGGGGTACTGCGCGCCAAAGGGATCGCCCGTGTTTAGCGTTACCCAACGCACGAAGCCGCTCGCCATCGTATCCCAAACACGGTTGTGATACGAATTCCCGCTCTCTTCCGTAACGCATCCGCCTTCGATCAGCCGGAACCCGCCGACCAGCATATTCTCGGAAGGCCCCGGTCCGGTCTCAGCTAGAAGCTCGTCAGCCACTTAGAATGTCACCCCTTCCCGCGTGCTCGTCGCACCCGGCTCAAGTACCCCGGTCCACTTGAACGCCGCTTTCAATGAGTCGACGGTATTGTTCCCGAGAATCCCAAACGTCTTTGCGGCGTTGGAGCTGTTTCGGGGAACGCCGTAGCAAACCTGAAACACGTCTTGCGTCGTTCCGGCAAAGCCCTTCCGCGCGCCGTCTGCCATGAGAATGTCAAACGGCGTGAGATCGTACTCCGGGGGCACGAACACGGCGTTCGGCGTGTTTGCCGCGTCGTGGAACTTCCGGGCATTGAACTCGACCCGCATGACCGAATTCAACTCCGTACTGTCAGGCACCGCGATTCCGCCGCTCCGCTCTGTGGCCGCCGCTTCGCTAATGGACGTGTTGGAGCGCCACTGCACGAAAGGTCTGTCGTAGGCCGAAATCCCCGGATGCGGATCGAAAACGCCCATGAACATCCAAGTTTGATTGGACGTGCCGGCGTCGCCGTAGTCCCAATACAGACAGAGGTTGTCGTCGTCCATGATGAGGTGCGAGCGGATCTGGCTCCCCGCAGCCCCATTCATGAGTACGCACATGTCTTCTTTGCCGGTGTCGTACGCCCCGCCTGGATTGTTGCTGCGCGGGAACACCATGAGATTGGTTCCGCCCACCGGGGTTCGCCAAACCGCTGCACTGCCGTCGCCGCCAAGTGGAAGCGCTGCCGAGCCCGCACGACTATCGGTTCCGTCATTGGCGGTGCTGCCGTTCCACGGATTTTCGTCGCCGCCGATTCCGATCGCGGCCTGAAAGCCGACGTAGCCCGTCGAAGACGCGGTGCTCTGCTCACTGGCGAGCGGATCACCGGGAGCGGCCCCCCACGTTGCAGAGTTTCCCCCAGCGCATTGGCTGTGCAGGGTGAAGTACCAAGGCCAGGTTCGCCCGCCGTTCGTGTTCATGCGCCACACGGCGAACGCGTTGTTCGCGAACGAGCCCGCGCCTGAATCCCATCGGCCTGTTCCTGCGCCGTCGCCCGTTCCACCGCTCCCGTGTTGGAGCGCGATCCGAGTCGTACCCGGATGCGCCTCAAACGCATCGAAGAGCACTTTGAAAAGGTCGCCCCCATTCTGGTATTCGTTCGCCAGTGCCGAGTTGATATCGACAACGCCTCTGAGTGTTCCGCTCATTGCTTTACTCCGTGTACTCGATGCAATAGTCGTCCGTATCAACGCCAAAGGTTCCGGGGCCGGGGTAGCTCGTTCCCGTTGGGTCTGGATCGGCGGTTTCCCACCGGACAAAGCCCGGTCCCGCTTGCACGTCCCAAACTCGATTCGTGACCACGCTCGTATCCGGCACGGTTGCACCGCCGCTAGCCGCTGCCGTACCAAACACGGCGCTCTGCTCTAGCGCCTCTGGGCCTACGTCGGGAAGCGCAGCCGATCCCATTGCCACGTCAGCCATTAGAACGTGATCCCCGCCCTAGTCACATTCGTGCTGGGGACTGTTGCGCCGTCCCAAGGGACGCACGCCTTCACGCCGCTGACTGTAGTGACCCCAAGAGCGATGCGGTCTTTCGTCAAGCTCGTCGACTGCGGAGTTACGCCCCAACAAAATTGGAAAAAGCCATCCGCGGCGCCGAACGACCCAAGCAAACCGTTGTAGGGCGTTTCGTTCATGCGGACCCAAAGGGGGATCAGATCGAACTGCGCAACGTCAAACAGGTTGTTCGGTTGCTGGCCGGCAATGAACCAGTCGGGGTCGTCGAGAACCATTTGTCGAACCGGCTCAGTGAAGATATTGGCGGGACTAGGCGCACCGCCAAGTTCCTCCGAACGGACGGTCGTGCTGATAGCGTCACCCCCCGAGTAGAACGCCAGCCAAGGCTGATCGATGGTCAGCCCCGGATGCGGTGTCATAAGCCCGCCAAGAGTCTGACGGTCGAGATTGCCGGACCAAAAGAAGACGAAGTTGTCGTCATCCATGATCAGGCTGTAATAAGCAGCGCCGGGACTAGAGTCGTTCATGGTCGGAAACATCTGGCGACCCGTGGCTGCATCGGCGCCACCCACGCCATTGGATCGCGGATAAGCCTGATACGCGGTTCCGCCGGCCGGGATGCGCCAAACATTGCCGTTCCCATCGGTGCCGACCGGGAAGGCGGCCGATCCGCCTTTGGAGTCGGTGCCGTCGTTGTTCGTCGTCCCATTCCAGGGGTTCTCGTCGCCCCCAACACCGATCGCCATCGAAGTGGTGATATGCGCGTACGAGCCCGACGTGCTGTTTCCGGCGTGGTCCCCCGGATCTCCCGGTGCCTGGAACGGGGTGACCTGGGTACCGTCTCCGTTCGCGCACTGCATCATTAGGTAGATCGGATAGGTGCGTGCCGCGCTTGGCCCCAATCGCCAAACCGCAAAGCAGTTTTTTCCGAACGGATTGGCCCCATCCCAGAAGTCCGTTCCGGTTCCGCCAGATCCCCATTGGAGCGCGATGCGCGTCGTGATCGGGTGCGCCTCTAGGAAATCGAACCACACCTTCCACCCATTCGCGGCGTTCCGAAACTCCGTGGTTTCATTGGTGTACGCGTCAATGACGCCTCTTATTGTCCCGCCCATGTTCCCCTACCTCACGAAAGAATGCCGACTGTATCGTATCGAATGGTGTCGCCGGCATCGCCCGCGGTGAAAATGACGCGCAGCTCATAGATGCGCACGACGTTGTAGATCGTCCCATCGTTGGGGTCGGAGCCCGGTACGGTAGGCGTGCCGCTCGCCGTGAGCGCCACACTCTCGCGCACGATGGCGTTCGTTGTGGCAGACGTGATTGTGGCCCGAAGGTCGCCTGTGATCGGCGTGTTCGGCGCCCCTATATCGTAGAGCCGCAGCTCGACCGTAGGAGCGCCCGCTCCCGCGTCCGCAAGGAAGCCTACGACGTACAGCTCTAGATCGGCCTTGCCCGCGCCGTCAGGGTCCAGCTCGAAACGGCCAATCCGCGTTTCAACTAGCGTAACGGACTGTTCCCACTCGCCTTCGATGAGTAGGGGAATCCGATACTCAGGATTGACGTTCTCTATGCCCGATGTGCCCGAATGTCCCATCGATCAAGCCTCTAATCCCCGCACATGGAAAAACCCATCCGCAGCGCTAACTGTGAGCGTGGGCAGCGTGGTGCTGATCATCGCGTAGCACCCCGCCGTGAACTCAAACTCGCCGCCTGGAAACGACTCGCTTGCCTCGCCCGCAGCGGGAATGAGCCCGCGCCAGTCGGGCACGGCACCGAGCGTCGGGGGCGTGGCGCTATCGAAGAGCATGAGGTAGCGAACCGCGACCACGGAAGGGTCGAGCAAGACCCGCAGCTCTCGGATATCCCCGGCCCCGGTACGAAGCTGCGCGCCGGCTTCGGCGGCTCCAACTGTATCGTACTTCCAACGCGTCGCCGCAGCTTCCGCACTGACGATGAACGGATTCCCGGCAATGCCCGCGTGCACGCCGTTTTCGTCTACGAAAGCGAATGTCTGAATCCGCCGCGTCGAAGGGTCCGTGAAGATCAGGAAGGGTTGTTCCCCTACGTCATTCGCGCGTTCTACCGTTGTTATTCCGAGTGCCATCTGCTTTTCCCCTACACGAGCGTGATATTGGCGGCCGTGATCCGCGCGACCTGATCATCGAGAATCACTTGATCTGCGGGCGGTGTGGAGCCCGTTAGTGTTTGGAACCGGAAGTTGAACATGCCGGTCACCCCCATCGCGCGTTCGATGATCTCACTCACGATCACGTCATCGCCGATCGGCAAGCCATTGATGTAGTCCTGAATCGCAGTGCGAACTGCGGCGGCCACGGTGGTGGTGTCGAAGCCCCCGAGCACACTGATTGTCGCGGCCACGCTCTGCGCCACAAGGGAAGGCGCGAGCACATAGGTTTGAATGCCGCCAGCCCGAACCCCTGGGTACACGAGCGGGTTTGAAGGGTCGCCATCGATGACCTTCTGCGCTTCTTGGATGAGCCCCGTGTAGTAGCGGTACGTCATGCGCACGGCGTCACCCGCCAGAAGCGCCGTGGCGAACACGACCTTGCCTTGCGCAGCGTTGAAGTTGTAATCGACGCCTAGGGTCTGCACGAGATAGCCACCGCCGAAGTCGACTTCGAGCACAAAGCTCCCATCGTCACGGATGGGTTTCTGCCCTGAGAAGGCTTGCACTTCCCCGCCCACGGCCGAAGCGACCACGATTTCGGGCGTGGTAACGAACGTACTATCGAACTCTTCGACGCTGCCCGTGCCGTCATCGATGTAAAGCTGGATCGTGCCGTTCGGGATAATGGGCTCTTTGAGGTTCGCGAAGAGCACGCGCCGGCCATCGCTCAGCGTGACGTTGTTCGCGAAACTCTCGATAGCCGTGGGCGTCGCGCGGCTCAGTGCTTGCACGTAGGCGCGGATACGCGCCTTGAACGCGTCATCGCTCTCCCGGTCTTGCGCGTTGGAGACCGCGGTCCCGTTGGTGACCGTCGTGACCCCTGCGATACGGCTGACGAACTGAACGATTCCGCCCGCTGCGACGTTGCCTCGTGTACCTGCTTCGACGGCGACCACGGTGATCGGAAGAGAATCGGTGCTGCCCGCAAGAATGGAGCCCGCAGAAGTCGTCTGGAATTTGATCTGCCCTTGGGCGTCGACCGCCGCAAAGATGCTCCCCGATGGGATAGCGGTGGTGCCTACGATACCTGGACGGCCGCAGACCACGGTGGTCGACCCCTTCAACGCCTCGCGCCGCTTGATTGTGCCCGGCACGATTTCCGCAGCACGCGCATCGAGATCCGAGCCCGTGGCTTTGTCGATCGCGAAGAGATCGCGCAGCCGGCTCATCTGAAAGTATTGCTCCGCGTCTTCGTTCGAAGCGGCGGCGATCAGATGGTAGATCGCGGCATTACGCGTGAGCCCGGTCAACTTGGAGCGCCCGACCACGCGCGCGATCATGTCGCGCTCAATCTGTACCCGATTACGGGGTTGAAAAACTGGCACCTAGCCCCCTTCTCCGCTGGCAGTGCCAAACGGCAGAATGAAATTGATCCCGGTGCGATCCCCCCGGAGTCGCGGTGTGATCTCTTGCGTCAGCACGTCGTCTTCGAGCACAACGCGCGAATCGTGGATGCCCTCTACGCGGGGGTCTCCGAGAATGCCCTCGCGCAGCGCGAGCGCAGCCAAGAGCATGTACTGGATTGTGCCCTTGTTGCCGACGTTGCGGCGAATGCCAACTTCGGGAACGTAGACGGTCGAGCCCCGCTCTGTGCGCACGGTGATCTCCGTGCCCTGGACGACGTTATCGATGCCCCGGATCAGGTCCACGTCCATGCCTGATTGGGCGCACCGCAGCTCTAGCTCGTCCTGTTGGGCCATGATGGCGGGGTCGAGCGCCATGTCGATTCCGTACAGCGCCTCTTCAGGCGTGAGATACGAATTGCTAGGCGAAACCTCGCCCCCCTGAACCCCTTGCCGCACTGGAATCAAGATCACGTCCCCCGGCGCGAGCACCCCCGGCCCGCCCCCTTCGGCAATGTACGGATATTTCAGGTCGTTCACCAAGATGATCAGCTCTTCGGGCACCCCAAATTCGACCGAAAGACCCAGAATCGTCTGGGTCCGGTCGAGCCGTTCTCGAAGCACCCCACGGTACTCCGACGCGTCGATCCCCGATTCCCCGCCGGAGCCCAGCGCGAGCCGGGTTCGGGAGCCGATGGTGGCGCCCGCGGAGTTGTTCGCCAGATCATCCTCTGAGAGCCCCTGTTCGCCCTCGTAGCGCTCTAGCGTGTCTTGGATGGACGACGGCCCGAACTTCTCTGGGATGGCTAAGATGCGGTCCAGGGCCGATTCTAGGCGTCGCATCTGCCGGGACGCTTGCTCTTCGATGGAACCGGGCGTGAGCTGCAATGTGCTGTTGGCCAGCCGGTCGGCGGCAACGGCGAGATCCGTCGCCACGTCGGCCGCCAGCTCCAAGGGGTAGTTGATGAGATCCCGTGTCCCATCGAGCACTTCCCCCACGCCGTTGATCAGCTCTGCGGACTGAACCAGCACCGACTCGATATCTTGCACCTTGCCTTTGATGCTGCCGAGCACGGCGGAGACTTCGGCGAAGTAGGCTCGCGCGTCGTGAAATGCAGCGCTGAGCGCGCGGACGACGTTGGGGAGCCCCAAGAGATTCGTGGCCACCGCGGCTTCCGCGACCACGGCCATCGTAATCCGGTAAGGATAATGGAACCGCGTGCTCTTCGAGTCGCGCGGGGTCTCGAAGCTCCGGGGCACCACGATGAAATGGTCATCGTCGCGCATCGAATGGAAGATCAGCACGTGCCGAGCGGATAGCTCCGGGTTTTGCTTGATCCGCGAATACTGCCGGAATAGCTCGCGCAGATGGATGAAGTGCTCATTGCCCGAGCGCGAGCCCTGATCGCCGCTGAACGAGGGGCCGCGCTTCTCTTTGAGCCCAAAGGTGCCTGAGATCACGATTTCACGGATGATTTGACCGTTTTCTTCGGCCACGACCGTATTATCCTCCGTAGGCGTGAGTACACTCTGAAACGGTTCCGTCAGCATGTATTGCTGCGGATTCAGGGCGAAACTGTGCACGGCGACGGGGCGATCGGGGCGCAAAAGATCGCGCAGCTCGAAGACGAATCCCGACCGAAAGCCCGTACGAACATCGCGAAGCGGCGCTACGGCTTCCCCAGCCGGCCCCACTTGTATGTTCCTTGGGCTCAGAGAGTTGAGCCCAGCCCCGCGTTCCCTCGCCATCGCTGGCCTAGCTTACCCTCGCAAGGGGTTGGTACGCCATGCTAGCGGCTCGATTATCCTTTAGACGATAGGTACGTTGGCCGGTGGCGTCGGGGTCGGAAACGTGACGACACACTGCCACCCTAAGCAGAACGTCGCGATGGCGTTGCCGATCGACGACGCCTGAGCCGACACGCTTTCGCTGGGAGCGTCGAAAATGGCTTTCAAGACCGGCTGCAATGCGCCGGGGCTCTGCGTGAGCGGGATCGGCACGGCCACCGCTGTAGCAGGGGCAATCGGGGTGAACGCGGTGCCTGTGATCATGGCCACGCACGCGTCGTCGAAGGCTTGCGCGGCCGTGGTCGTGTCGGGCGCTGCCCCCGTGGGCGGGTACGTGCGCAACAGCTTCAAAGCAGGGTGCGTGACGCCCGCTGAAAAGATCGCTGGCCCGCCGACTGTGCCCACAAGCGCGGGGGTCCAAAAGGCTTCGATGGCGTCCCCCGTGTCTTCGATCACGATCGAATCGGTGGGTTCGGTCCAAAGGGCTTCGAGCGCGGTCACGAGGTTTGCGGCGACAAGGGCCACGGTTAGGTCTTCTTTGGCGAGCTGTCAGGTAGCAGGGTCGGGCACGGTCGGCGTACCCCGCAGTACGGGCAGAACATGAAATCCCCTTCGTACCCGCAGTGTCCGCAAATGTAGACGGCCTGGATCGTCTTGCGGCGGTTGGGATGCGCTTCATCGGGCACCTTGAATCGTTTCTTGGTGTCCACTAGCTCTTCTTTGTCTTGCTCAGGTCGGAAAGCAGGTCTTCGCTCATTTCCGTTGCAAGCTGTTCAATCGGAGCCGACGATGGCCCGACGCCCGTGGGATGCGTGTGCTTGTAATACTCGTTGGTGAGCCAATCGTTGAAAAACGCGCGCCAGCCATCCCCCAGCACCATACGCTCGTCGGCGTCTTCCCCTAGGTCGACCCGGAGCTGGTCGCCGTCTTTGTAGACTTCGAGCACGTCTTCATCGGCGCCCATGGCGAGGGTGAGCCGTTGGCCTTCTTTGATGCGCATGCGCACGTTCCCGCGCGCAACGGCAGCGTCTTCGGTGGCGCCGTCTTCGTAAGCCCCCGTGGTATCAATCAAGATATCCCCACCCCCATTGATGCGCACTTCGGTGCCTTGGTGGTGAAGGTATTGCTCTTCCTCGTACGCGATCCCTTGCTCTTGCTCGCCTTCGGCCCAGCCGTCGCGGCCTTCAGGGCTCTGCAAAACCTTGCGCTGCGTCTTTTGGTGCACGAGCGCGCCCGTAATGATCGGGAAGTCAGGGTCGCCTTCGACGAACTGCACGATCACCATTTCGCCGTCGATATCATCGAACGGCGTGGCGACCCCTTCGAAGCGCCCGTCGCTGCCCTGGACCTGAAATCGCACTTCGTTCTGCCCCGAAAGCGTGCGCGTGGTGGGTCTCGGAGTCCAAGGCTTCGCGTTGTTCACGCCGAAGGTCGTCTGCATGACCGGCACATTCAGCAAGAGCTGTTGGGTACGTACCAAGAGCACATCGCACTCGACTTGGTAGCCCCGCCGATTATCCTCGCGGCGCTCGCCTTCGGAGTCGTAGGGCGTGTACGTGCGGTACACGAAAGCCCGGTAGAGCCCCAAGGTCGGCTTCGCGCGGCTTGCTGGGTGGTCCCGGTTGCGCGAATCGAGCCCGGATTGAACGATGGTCCCGCCGCGTGTCTTTCTCGTTTGGAAACGCGTCATAGCGCTCCCGGTGCCTTGGGGGTGCGCCCCGGTGCCACAGCGATGGGCAAGATCGCTTCGAGATTGTCTTGCGGGAGCGACACCGCTTCCTGCGTCGTTTCAACCTCTTGATCCGCGACGGGATCTTGGGATGCCCCCGTGGCCACCTTGGTAGCTTGGGAGCTTGGCCCATCTTTGCCGGGTATCATGCCGGAGTCGGCACTCTTGGCCTTGGCAGCGGCCTCATCGGTGCTCTTGGCGTTCACAGTATCCCCCGGAACGACCGTTTGGTGTTCATCGATCAAAGCCAGATCGGCGGCACGAGCGCTGATCTTGTTCTGCTTGCTGAAGGCGTCTAGTGCGGCGGCGTTGGCTGCGGGGGTCTCGTATTGCGCATAGAGATCCGCTAGCGCGGGCTCAGACTCGTACTGCCCGTGCGTCACGGTGATCGTCGTACTACCAGCGCCGGGGTAGCTCCAATTGTGGTCGACCCCTTCGACGTAGTACGTGACTGTCCCCTCATCGCGCAGCTCTTGGATGCGCTCGCCGATGCGGATCTCTGGGAACATACGTGACGTGGTGATCGTGCCGCTGAGCTGAAAGGGCGCAACGCCGTACCAATCGTGGATGCGCTTGAGCCAGTTGGCCGCAAGCCGGATGAAGTTGGTGCCCTCACCTTGCTTGAAAAACGGTAGGAAGTTGGTGTTGGCCGTGTACGGCCGGAGCCCATGGCGCTGTACGGATTCGACGTTGATGATCGGGATGGCGCCGGGCTTGAACGGCTCAAGGCCCATACTGTGCGTCTGTGCTTGCGTTTCGAACTGATCGCCGAGCACGCTGCCTGTGATTACCCAATAGTTGTACCGATTCGCGGCCCCACCCTTGGCAAGACTGCGGCTTCTCACGTCGGTCTTTTCGAGCCTACGGACGCGGGTCTGATCCCACCGGGTGTTGCCCTCTTGGGTACGAAAGATGCGCTCGCGTAGGTAGAACGCGGGTCGCATGGCGCCGTTGAACTCAGGGTGCGGGGCAAGATCGACCCACATTTCATTCAAGACACCGTTGCAATACTGTTGGAGTAGATCCCAAAGCGCGCCACCGCTTTGCTGGTCCATATTGATGATACTCATGGCTTCGGTGATCCCGTTGCCGTCATCGAACTTCTGGATCGTGCTGAAATTGATCGCGTCGTAGATCGACTGCGCGTTGGCGAACTCAGCGAGCGACTTCGGCAAACGGTACTGTTTGCTCGCGAGCCCGCCATTGCCGAGCCAGATATCGATGGCTTTCTTCACGATGCCATCGGCCGTCCCTACGTACGGATCGATGTTCGCCGCTTGGTACATGCCGAGCACCAAGTCGAGATTGTGCACGGCGAAGAGACTGATCAGTGTCTTGGAATCTTCGAACACCTTGCCGAAGTCGCGCCCTGTGATCGTGTAGCTCTCCGTGCGTGTGCCCTTCTCGGTGCGCGTGGTGCTCTCTTGGATCGCGTCGACCATCCCCCAAAGCACCGGGATACCTTGCCCGTCTGCTAAGTAGGTGATCCGCACCCACGTGCCTTCGGGATTCGAGAAGAGCCGGTGCCACGCGGTAGTGAGCTGGGGCGGCTTTTTGATCGTGATCGAAAACGAGCCCGACGCGCCGCCAAAGCTCTTGCTCGTAGACACCCCGGAGATACGCCCCAGCACGGGGTGCGCGTCTAGGACGGTGCCGTCAAAGTTGTCATCCGAATGAAACGACACGGCGCACCGTGTGTTGGCCGCGCCCGGATTGTAGAAGTTCCGGTTCGAATGGGGAGCGGCTTCGGGCATTAGTTCGGACCCGTGAACTGCGCATCGGACGGAAGGCTCATGGCCGCGTCTTCTTCGAGCGCTTCGGCAGTTTTGCGCGCGTGGTACGCCGCTTTAGCTTTCGCCATGCTAGAGGAAGTCGGCTCTGCGCCCCCTTGCAGCACATCCATAGCTGCGCCCGCACCACCCTTTTGGAAGGCGCGCACGGTGCGCGCGATCATGCTCTGATCCTTCTCTTTGAAGTCTGACGACTTCGAACCCCACTCCCTACTGCCGGGGCCGCCGGGTTGATTGCTCGCGTCGCTCCCGAACACGGCGTCTTTGAACGACTCCCCCAGCTCGTTGACGACCACGGTGCCGGCGTTGACGCTCATTTCGGCGACCTTCTTATTGAGCCCCTTCATGCCCCCTTGGGAAAACGCCGTGACTAGATCCTCTAGCCCGCTCACGGCCGCGTAGACGGCATCCGAGAACGCGGGCAGCGTCTTCTCCGCAAGCCGGATCTCTAGCTCGTCGATCTTGCGCTGCGTCCCAGCGAGCTTCGCGCCCGCACCGGCCCGGCGAGCGGTCATGCGCGCCTCGTGCGCGGGTGCAGCGAACGCCCCCGCGGCACCCTTGCTCCGACCCGCCTTTTGCGCTCCGGCGGCTGCGGCGCCGGCTTCGGTGCTCAGTAGGTTGCCCCCGCCCATGATGCGGTTCGCGGCGTCAAGATACGCCTTCGGTCCCCCGAAATCGATCCCGAGCCCGCCTAGGATCTGCTCCATGCCAAGCGCGAGCCCTTCGGCGTCCGTAACGCCCCCGTTATCGCGGAGCATCGTGCCCAAGTTGTTCATGACCGTCTGCGGCTCAGCTTCCGCGAAGATCCGAGCTTGCATGTAGCTCTTGTTCCCAAAGCCACCGCCGGCCATGCCCGCTGCCCGAAGCCCAATCGCCGATGCGGGGCCACCGCCCTTGCCGATGCGGCTGAGCGCGCCTTGCGTGCTCTGCGCGGCCTTCACGCCGGCCATCCCCTTGAGCCCTAGATTACCCATGACGGTCACGAGTGCGTTGGCGCTCTCCGTGCTCAGGTTGATCCCCTGATTGCGCATCGATTCGACCCAGCCGCCCATCTGCATGAAAAACTGGTCCATGCGGCTTTCGCGAATGCCGACTTGGAAGCCGGTGGCGATCGAATCTTCGAGTAGCTTCTTTGCGTTGCCCGTGCGGCCCCCAGCCGCGCCCGCACCGCCGATGACGGCACCCGCGGAGCCAAAGCCCCGCACCTTCTCCATTTCCAAGAGATCGGGACTGATCCCTTGGAGCGCGGAGCCCTTGAGCCCCGTCTGCGCCCCGTAGTTGGCCATCTGCCCGGCCATCTGCCCCGGCGCGAGCCCGAACCGGGTGCCCATGCCCATGTTACCGGCGCCTGCGACGCCCGTACGGCCGTACGAACCGGCAATGGCGCCCGCTTGCTGCGCGTACTGCCCGTACATGCCGCCGATGCCCCCCACGGCACCCCCAAGCGCGGGTCCAATCCAAGGGATGGCTGACGCCATCTGCCCTACGAAGCCACGGCCCGACGCCATCGAACCCACGGCCCCCATGCCGCGGTTCATCATGCCCGCTGCGGACGTGCCCATGAACGAGCCGAGCCCCGCGCCGCCGAAAGTGGGCCAGAAGCCGCCACCCCCACCGCCGCCACCGCCGCCAGCCCCAACGAAGCGACCACGACCATCGCGCTCTCCGCCGCCACCGCCGCCGCCTCTAGGGGCGCTTGTGCCGGGGCCTCTTGGGGCGCTCGTGCCACCGCCTGAACCGCCCCCGCCGCCGCCACCGCCGCTTACGCCCGCCTTACCCGCGGTGTCCGCAAGCCGGTCCAGCGTCCGTTCAAGGCGCTCTACGCTGCGGGCGAAGCTCTCGATGATCGCGGGATCAAAGGCGCGCTCCATGGTCTGCCCGAGACCCTTGACCGCCCGATCGTCAACGCCGATCTCGACGACTGTACGTTGTCTGCTTTCCCCCGCCATGGTTCTAACCCTACCAGCCCTCTAACCGTTCAGATAGCAACGGGCGGGTTGGATCGGTCTCTGCCAGCTCAACGGCATCCCACTCCGCGTCGCCAGTCAAATGAGGCACGTCGGCGATACGCTCCGCCTCTTTGCCGGTCACGGTCTCGACTTCGGGGGCTGCCCACTCGTCTACGTCCCGCCACGTAGGGGCTTTCTTGTCGGCGCGTTTCTTCATGTACGTGCTGAAAGCCGTCTGTTCGAATACCTGTTCAGCCGCTTCTCTCAGAGTGAGAGACAAGAGTCTCCCGTCGTTTGGTGGGCGGTTGAACTTTTCGACCCACAGTAGCTTCACGAGGCGCGTCAGGTCCGTCAGATTCGAGAATTCCATCGCTTCCAACTCCGCTTCGAGCTTCGGAATCGTCCGCATCCCCTCCGTGAAATTTTCGCTCGTAATTGAGCGCCTCCTTGTAGACCGCCCCTAGTGGCGCTGCATCGTAGAACTCGCTGGGGCTCCACCAATCGGGCTTCGGGTCTTGAATCGTGACCGCCAAGTAGCACAACTGCTCCACGATGATCGCTGCGTTCGGGTCGGCCATACCCCCTTGCGGAAGGTACTCGCTCTTGAGCCGGCCGATGCTCACTTGATCGATCATGCGAGGCACGCGGTAGATGAAGTCGCCTTTGTAGCGAACTCCACGCGTGCCGATCACATCGATGTGGAACTTCGTGATACCGGGCAGCTTCGCGTCGGAGACTGCGGGCTCCGACTCGCGCTCGATGTTCTCTAGTATCTCTTCGGGGGTTTTCATGTCCCCCTTCTACTACGCGATCTCGGATTCGTCGCGGATTCTGATCGCTACGAACTCCACGTCGTTCAACACGATCCCGCGCGCACCCGTGTTCTGCGTGTAGCGAGTCGCCTTCACGCGCTCGATGTTCGCAATCACGTTCCCCGTCGCGCGGTCCTCGATGGAACACGTCAACTCAGGGGCCGAAAGAATGTCTTCGAGCCGGGGCTGAATCACCACGCCATCGCGGAGTTTGATGGGATTCGTCACGACCCGAACCATCTGTGCGCTGAAGGTTACATTGTACGACACTGGCACATGTTCGGCCACATCGAATTGGTCGAGCACTTCGATGGCGTCATGGCGAATTTCTTCCGAGTACGAGACGTTCGTCGCGTACATGACCTTCACACCCTCGATCATGAGTCGCGCTCTCGCGCCTGAAAGAACCAATCCTCTACCGGCCATTGATGCCCCCTACCTTATGCCGCTGCCCGTACCGCCACGAGATGGACGGTAATCGGAATGAAGTTGATCGGAAGTACCGGCGCAATCTCGACCGAGACCGGGAACACGTCGCCGATCTGCTCTACTTGCAGTGCCCGGTACGCCACGATGATCTCGTCATCGATGAGCCTACCAAGCTCATCGTTGGCCAGCCCTTTGATAGCCGCCGCTGAACCCGCCAACCCCCGTTGACCGATCTTCAATTCGAGTGTTCGGCGCAACTCGAAGATGGCCGTGTTGGCCGCTTCGTTCGCGCTCATTTCCGTGAAGACGACGTTATCGTCTGCCAAGTGCGTGGTGATCGAACGGACCCAGCGGATGCCAACGCCGTCGACCTTTTCACTCATCATGAGCCCTGCGTCGATCAGCTCTTCCACGTCGTTTTCGACGCTCCACGAGCTGTCATTGCGGGTGTCCGTGACATTGGGGCGCTTGCGCGTCATCGGCTCGCCGATGGGGCTTCCCGCCTGCATGCCAGCCGCGATTGCTGAGTAGATGTACGGCGGATACCAAGTAGCAACGCCGGTCTCTGGGTCGAAGCGCTGACACTCTTCGCCGATGGCACTGATATGCCGGCTCTGAACGACCTGAATCTGCGACTTGATATTGGCCCGAGTCTCGCCCTCGCCGTCCGTGGTGCCGAGCCCTGCGTAGCCGTTCGCCTCGCTGCGGAGTCGGCCCGCTCGCTCGACCAGATGGGAGAGCAAGAGGTTGTGCACTGCGGGGTCTTGAGTGAGCGGCACGATGGTGGTCACCCGCCGCTTGCGAAGAAGTTCGAAGGCGGCTTGCCACTGACTGATCGTCGTGACGCCTTCGATCCCGCCCGTGAGGTAGATCGGGCTTGCGGTGTCTGCCGGCGCTCCGGCGGCGCCCGTCGCGCGTGCGGCGCTGACGTAGGCACTTTCCGTGTTGAGCTTATCGACGATCTTGAAGAGATCCCCATCGAAGTCGGCCGTCACCGCCAAAAGGTTCACTGCCGCCCCGTTATCCATGTCGGTCATGAGAAAGGTGGTCGGGTTCCGCACAAGTGCTGCGGCAGTGAATCCATCGAGTGTGTTGAGCCGGTCTACGAGCTTCGACACGGTTGCGAACGTGCTGTGCTTCGTGGCTTCTGCGTTGCAGCTAATCGAGACGGTACGCACCAAGGCGGTATCCCCCAGCTCGATTTGCGTGATCTTGGCGAACACCACGGTGCCGACAACCGGCAACGTGTTCGCGGCCGTCAGATCGATGCGCTCTGCGATTTCGATGCCCGAAGCGTTGGTGCCTCGAATCACGCAATCGGTCGCGTCGTCCGTATCGATGGTCACCGTGACCACGCCGTTGACGGGCGTATTGGTGGTGAGCACGACGCCGCGCGTAAGCACGGTGGTCGCGAGCGCGAACAGCGTGGCGGTGATCGGCGAGTCGCTGACTGTGACGGTGCCAAGAGCGACCCCATCGAGCACGCACCCGAGCACCTTGGTGAAGCTCACGGAGCCCGTGACGTTCGTGGTGCCGTTCAGTGCAATGCTCTCTTTGATGGGCACATCCGACGCGTCGAGCCCGTAGACGGTGATCGTCTGAGTCGTGTCGCCTACATTGTCGCTGGCCACATCGAGCACGCCCGGTGCCGGGATATCGGCGGTGCGCTCTGCGGAGAGCCCCAACTCGTCTTTGGTGGCCGCAGCAAGGAACTCCGTCGCCGTGACTTGCCCTGTGATCGTGTCGTAGCCGTCTGAGCCCGCCGCGTAACCCGCGGTGAACACGGCATCGCCGCCCACGTCATCGAAGACTTCGCTCTCATCCTCGAAGACGACGGTGAGCTTTTTGCCCTGATTCGTGCCGGCTTCGATCGTGATATTGATCTGCTCCGTGAACAGCCCGTAGTCGCGGCTCGTGAGATCCACGGCCCCGGCGGGTGTTCCGTCTTGCAGGGTCGCAGTGCTCTGCGTGGCGGGATTGACTTTCACGGCAACGATCTTCTGCGCGCCGTTGGGCACGGCGTCATCGCTGGACGGTTCGAACGCGAAAAGCGACGCGGTTTTCAGGTCTCCCGTGCGGTAGCGGTCGAAGACCTGGCCAGCCCGTGTCATGTCGGAATCCGACTCGTCGACGGTCAACGGAACGCCACCTTCGGCAGTGCCGATCAGCGCGACGATTCCGACTGCGGACGGGCTGACACTGCTCAGCGCGCTTGCGTCGACTTTGCTGACGACCTGCGGGACGTTAATTCGCCGCCCGTTGAAAAAGATTGCAGTAGCCATGTACCCCTTACCCCCTACCTAGGTTCACTTTTGAAGGCTTCGAATGCCGTCTTCCACTCAGCCCGTGTCAGCTTCCGAGCGGCCTGTGTCAGCCGCTCTTGGCCTGCGAACGCACGTAGAATTGGATCTTTGGCCCCCCGCACGAATGCCTGAATCGTAACGCGTGGCGTTCGGTCTGGCAGCCCTTGCGGCAAACTATCTGCCGAAGGGCTCTCTTCGGGCGTCGGCTCCGGTAAACCGGGCTCCGGCGCGGCCTCTGGCGTGGCCCCGTTATCCTCTACCGCCGGCTCCGACTTACGCGGTTCCGACGAACTCTGTGTGCTCCCCCCGGAGCGCCCCCTAGCTTTCGCCATTTTCAGATCCTTCTGTAGCGTACGGTGTCACGCCCCCGCGCATTCCGTCCACTACGATATCATCCATGTACAGCCCTAGGACACGAACCTTTGCAGGATCGATCACGAGGCGCGGCACCGTCATTGGCGCGGTCGCCTGAACGCGCAAGACGCGCGCGTACATGTTATCCGGCAAGTACATTTCCTGCGGGCTCAGCTCGCCGCCGCTGAAGCTCAAGTCGGTGAAACCCGCACATTGAAGCGCGGTTTTTGCACCGAAAATCACCATCTTGGCAAACTGGTAGAGATAGACGGCCACATCGGAATTCTGCGCGTAGATGTAGATCCCGTAGGTGTTGCGAAAGAAGCCGCCCTCGTACTCCGCCGCTTCGCCGGGCTCGCCTTCGAGCGTCATCCCAACGTAGTCCCCCATGATCGGGGGGTCGGTCTCTTCCTCGCTCTCAAGGATAATGGCGAAGCATGGGAAGTCGCCCGCTGCGCGCGGGTAGCCGATGACCGTGACCGGCGGCTCGCGTTGAAAGTTGGTGACGAATCGCGCGCGCTCTTCGGCGCCCGCCGTGGGATCGAAAAAATGGCTGAAAAAGCGCGTCAGCTCTTCCTCGTTATCCTTCAGCCGGTCTACCTCGGAGCGCAAAAGACCCAAGATCACACGCTCCAAGAGCACGATGCTCGTGCGCGCGTTGGCGAGTAGCGGCCCTTCGAAGAAGGGCTCGATTTCGTTTTGGAGTGTGCCGCCTAGGTTGCGGGTGTTCGCTTTGTCTTTGCGCCCCATTATTCCCCTAAAATCTGCCGCAAAGTGATAGGCGCGAGCTGTTCCACGCGCTCCCGCACCTTGACCGCGAAGTTGACGGCCTTGATCCCCGGATGGTGCCAGCTCTTACGCATCTGCCCGGTCTTCGGGTCGATCCCTGAGCGCGTGTTGGTACTGATCCGCCGGAAGGTCGTGTAACCGCCCGTCTGATTCGCCGATTCGTACTGCTTTTCGGTGCGCTGCATGCCCGTGTAGATGCTCGTGGTGTGCCAGTCTTTGGCCTTCGTGTTGAGCATCTTGGTGACTTGCTTGCTCACGCCGCGCCCGTGGGGCTCAAGGCGCTTGCCGTAGAGCACGCTCTTGCCGCCCTCGCCCGTGAGTCGCTTCGCCTTGCTCTTGGTGCCGTCGAGCTTCTTGGCGGCGTTGTAGATGGGTCTGGGCATTTCCGGCCCGACGTTGCGGCCCGTCGTGTCTTTGGAGCCGTGGCGAAACGGGATGGTGAGATACCGCCCGTTCTTGCCCATCTTGGATTTGGCGCCCTTGAGCATCCAATCGCGCATGTCGCCGCCCTTGAACCCGCCTTCAATCATGTTCGGGAGCACGCCCGTGAGCACGATGTACTCCCGGCTCTCCGTGGACCGATGGCTGAGCGAAGACGTGTAGGAAGCCGATGAGCTGAGTAGCTTGGTTTTGGCGAGCTGCTTCCAATACTGCATCGCCGATGCACCCAGCTCCATTTGGAGTCGCCGGGTGTCGCTGAGCCGTGGCAACCCCCGCGCCACGTTGGCTACCACATCGGCAAGATCGACTCTGACGAGCGCCATTATCCTGTGACCGGCGGTATCGCAGCCGCGTTGATATCGATGAGGTAATCAAGCCGCGCCGCGGCCTGAATGGGGAGTGCGTAGGACGTGTCTTTGGCCACCTTGGTGCCCCGCACGTCATCGCGCGTCGCATGCGGGTGGCTAATGATCTGGAAAACGGGGTGGAAATCGTAGAGCACGCTGATTGTCTCGCCGTCAGGCACGGCGTTGTTCCCCGGCGCGAGCCACTTGATCCACCCCTCATCGCTCACTTCGAAATGGTAGCCTGATTCGAGTAGCGCGAACGAGTCTCCCGAATGATACGCCAGCCGCGTCACGGTGGTGATCCGGTAGCGAGCGGAGTCGTAGCCGTCTGGGAGCTTGCTCCGCCGGCCGCGCCGGTTCCCCTTCCGAAGTAGCTCGTTGAAGCTCATGAGCGCGTCTTCCATTTCGATGGAATCGCGGAAGCCGAGCCGGTACTGCGGGAGCACGGTGATCTGCACGTTGCCTTCGAGCCACATGCCGAACTTCTCGTAGATTTTGGTGGCCTTGTCGAAGCTCACCATGTGCGCGCGGATGCGGTGCTTGTCGACGTAGACGTAGCCCGAGCCGTCGCAGTCCTCGCAATCGACTTGGGGCTGCCCCGTATCGCGGTTCTCGCACGGGCAAAGCAGGGCCTTGCGCCACGTGACGTACTTGCCGTGCTGCCCGATGACTCGATCGAACTCTTGGGGCCGGAAATCAGCCCGCGTCTTCTGCTTCGCGGGGTAGTCTTCACTTGGATCGTAGGCCCCGATGGTCCGCGGTACGTCGACGGTCCGATCGGAGTGATCGACGGGCGCGGGGGGCGCGAGCTTCGAAGGGTCGGCCATGTCCCCGCAAGGTTAGCTCACGGGCTCAGGATAATCAGCTCCCTTGCTCTAGGATCTCTTTTTTGATCCGCGCTTGCACGCGCGCCGTGGCGATGGGGTCGAGCCGCCACATCGGCGGAACAGGCTCCGGCGACGGCTCGTACGTGACCACCGTCGTGTCGTCGTGCCACTTGCCGCCTTTCACGATGAGCCCAGCGGGAACGGGCATCCCTTGCTGCGGCCGTGACATTCCCCCGGCTGCGCAATCGATCACCGCGCCCTTCGACACACACACAAGGTGGCTCAGGTAGCCTTCCGCATCCGGGTTCATGTGCGTGATCCCGACCGACCATGCGTAGTGCGGCATTGGATCGTGGTGCCCATCCAAGCGCCGGTTCACCCATTCGACGAAAGGCCAATTCATCGCAACGGCGTCCATGCACGCAAGGCGCGCGGGTATCCCCTTGGCGCGTAAGATTTCCTGGCAGTGGTACGCGGCGGGAATGCACACGTCCTTCCGCCCGTACTCCGCGAACACGATATCGGGGAGTCGGGCGACAAGACGCGCGAATAGCTGAGAGCGCTTCATCCCCCAAGTATACCATACATCGTATACGATTACAAATCCCTGCAAAACACGGAGCTATACGGTCGGTTTGACATTCTATACGGTGCACCGTACTCTTTAGGTGAAGGGACTAAGACCATGATTGACCACACCGACGAGTTTGTAGACCCCCCGACGATCGAAGACGTGATGGGTGCGCAAGAGCTGCCCGACGATGCGCCCGTGAGCATGCGCGGACGACTTCACACCCCAGCTTTTGCGAAAGCGTACGCGCTCGCGGGCAACGCGACGTTCACCGTGCTGAACCCGGAGACCGGCAACCGCTTCACGTACAAGATCAAGCGCAAGGAAGTCGAAGAGAACAAGGAACTCTTTTTCGTCGGCTTGCTGAGCGGACCCGACAACGATTCCGACTACTCGTTTCTCGGAACGATCTTCGACGCTGAAAAGTTCGTGCACGGCCGCAAGAGCCGGATCACCGAAGAGGCGCCAAGCGCGCGGGCCTTCCGCTGGCTTTGGAAGCGCTTCACCACCGATGAAGACTTCGCACCCGCGGAGTTTTGGCACGAGGGGCGCTGCGGCCGATGTGGTCGTAAGCTCACCGTGCCGGAGAGCATCGAACGCGGGCTTGGCCCCGTGTGTGCGGGATGGGGGCAGTAAGCATGAGAGTCAAAGTCACAGGGCATATGATCATCTGGACGCGCGGACCCGCTGCGCCACTCGAAGGGAGCCCCACGCCGGTCTTCTGGCAAGACGTGGTAGTGATCGATGACGACGACGAGATCGTGGGCATTTTCCGAGATAAGAAGGTGCCGCTATCGCTACTCGAAGACGGGCTCAACCGGATCATGTCGTACTACGACTCTCTAATCCCCCAAGAGACTTGTGGAGACCCCGACTGCCCCAACTGCGGCAAGCCCGCTACGACCGATCCTGCCTTGAACTAAGGAACGGCTTGACAAGCGTCTACGGTCCGTCGAATATGATGGACCGTAGTCCTACAACCTACCACCCCGAAGGGAACCCCCATGCCCTCAAAGGCAACTAGCAAGCGGCACGTCAAGCGTCGTAAGTTCACCCCCGCACAGAAGCAGAAGTACGTCGCCGAAGCGAATCGCACGAGCGCAACTGCGGTCGCTAAGAAGTACAAACTCAGCTCTGCGCTGATCTACAAGTGGAAGTCGCAGCTCCAAACCGCTGCGACGCCTACGCCAACGGCGAAGCCTAAGAAGCGGCGCCAGCAATCGCGTACGCGCAGCACGCGACTCGTGCAGTACGCGAAGACGAATCATCTTGAGGCGGAAAACCAACAGCTTCGAAACATGGTCGTCGACCAGCTCTTGATTATCAAAGAGCTACAGCACCGCGCGTGAGTCTCCAAGCACTAGATGGTTCGCTACGAACATGTGCGGATCATCGTCTACTTCCACGTAGTACATGAGCGCTTGCGAGATCGGCTCTGCATCCACCACGCCGACTTTGGCGTGGTGGTAGTGCAGCGCGTCGGGAATCTCTAAGCCGAGCTTGCTGAGCCAATTGAAGGCCACCGGCCGGCGGAACGCCAAGCCTTGCGCTTCGGTACGGATGAGACTCGTGCGGTCGAGCTGGTCTAGCTCTTTGAACGCGGGGCTCACCATGCACGCACGGACGATGGTCTGCGATGTGGACACGGGCAGCTTGTCCCAAAGGCCCACGCGTACGCGCTCGCCCCTACCCTCACGCGGCTCTTCTCGAAGCGAATTGACTTGCGCCATGTAGCTCGCCACATCGGAGACCCGGATCTTGTGGACCGCGTAGTCGCCCCGCTTTTCGTGCGCCGCGATACCCACGCTCCAAAGGCACCGCAGTGCGGACTGGCGGAGCTGCGGCGGATGCAGGTAGAGCACGGGCGCGTTGTCCGAAACATCCCAGCGCCCCGCGCTCGCGAAGAGCCCCTTGAGCAACGCCTCGCGAATCCACGCGGGGCCTTGGAAGAAGCGGTTCGGAATGGTCTGCACTTCTGCGCTCGACCGGAACCCCAGATCCCGCAGCCATTGCTGAAAGCCCCGGTCCCAGATCGAAAGCATGGCGTGCTCGCCTTCGGTGCGCATGGCCGGGATCTCGTGGCAGTCGCACATCGCTTCGAACCCATCGAGCAAAGGCTCATCGGGCAGTGTGGGCGCGAAGACCCGGAACGACTCCGTGCGCAGCTCTTTGTCGGGAAAGTAGCCGTTCCCGAGCGCGTACCCGAGCAAGTGCCAGATGCCCGGATCTTCGAGTAGGGCGCGGGTCGGCGAAAAGCCCCGGAAGTCGAGCCCTTCGAAGAAAGTCGACCCGTTCAGCTCCGTGTCATCGCGCCGATAGCTCATGAGCACGCGGTCACCCGCCTTGATCGCCTGTTGCATGCGCCACAAGGGGGCGCCTAGGGCGCTCTCTGAGGGGACGACCGCTAGGGGCTGATCGGGGCTCACGGCCACGGAGAGCCCGTTGGCGAGCGCTAGACGGGCTACAGGGACGACGCCCGCGGTGCGCACGTGCGCGGGTACGTATTGTCGCCCCGTCCAAACCTCGAAGGGGTCGCCTGCAAGAGCTTCGACGGGGGCGAGACCACGTGACGTGGTGATCAGCGTGCCGGGGGAGAGCGCCATGCCCCGCTTATACGCTGGACCGTCGCTATGCCCAAGTCATTTTGATGCCCCGATACCACTGCTTGTACATCGGGATCGCGGCCTTGATTTCCTTGAGGTAATTGCCGACTCGTGCGCCATAGCCACTGTTCGTCGCCGAAGAAGTTGTGCCTACGGATTGGCTCAGCCCGTCCATGCTCAGGCTGATATTCGCGATGCCCGCGCCGGCAATGAGATCGCCAAAGATGTGGAAGGGTCCGATGCTCGCCATC